CGCGAAGGTTGTCACTGAAGGTCTCAAACATATCCATGTCTGGGCTTTCAATGTAGAACGCGGCGCACTTGTTGTGGCCTTCGGGCAGGTTGCCCTTCATGGCCTTGGGCACCGAGTTGATGTTGGCAATGTTGGTGTACTCTTTGCCGTTGTTGCCCACCGCCTTGGTAATTGCAATCATGGCCCAAGCGCCCAGTACATTGTCGATTTGGAATCCACGCAACTCGTCGGCTGTGAACTCGCGGCCACGCCATGTTTGCAGGTCTTTGCGCAAGGTGGCCTTCTCTGCCAAAGACAGTGTGAAGTTCTTGCTGATTGACATCGGTTCACCCTTGGCCGTGACCAATGGTTTGCCTGCGTCGTCTTCTCCATGCACCTCGAATTGCAACATCACTTTGGGCAGGTTCTTAATCTGTCCAAGGTATTCGCTCTTCTGCGTGCCAAGGTCTACGATGCGGTAGCACCGCGCCAAGTACATCCCCGGGGGCACTGGGGTAAAGGTTCCGCCGCCGCCGCTTTCTCTCGCTATTAAAGCCATCATTCGCTCCTAGTTTCAGTTGATTTTGGCCGTCTGGTTACGCCACATGAAAAACATATGATGTTCCAGTCGTCCTCGGTTGCAACGCCTGTCTCAGCCCGTTCTAGAGCCTCCTCAAGCATCTGTTGCCTCTCCAGCATCGCTTGGTTGTATTCCTCTTCGCTATGCATACACTCTCCCTTCGCTGTTGATGTGTTGGTATCATACACTCTTTAACTTATTTTGCAATAGTGCTTGCACAAATGATTTTTTGGTGTATGATCAAGTTTCACTAACACAAGGAGTCACGATGACATTAGAAGATTTTTTTGAAGATAAGCCACGGGGGGCGAAGATTGCGTTGGCACGACACTTGGGCATAACTAAGCAGTGGATGGCGGCAATCATCACAGGACGCGGGTTGGCAAGTGCAGAGGTTTGCGCCGCGATTGAACGGTACACAAAAGGCAAGGTGTTGCGTGCAACATTGCGGCCTGACATTTTTGGAGAACTCAAGTGATCTGGTACAAATTCTATTTAGGCGACTACATCACACACACCAACCACCTATCGGATGCCGAAGACTTGGCATACCGCCGCCTGCTTGATTTGTATTACATCAGCGAGAAACCAATCCCACTTGAAACCGAATCGGTTGCACGCAAAATCCGCCTTGATTTGGATATAACCGAATCGGTTTTGGAGGAATTCTTTGACAAGGGTGTTGACGGGTATCGCAACAGTCGTTGTGATGCTGAAATCGCGAAATATCAACATCAAGTTGAAAATAATCGACAACTCGGAAAGCGAGGCGGCAGGCCGAAGAAAACCGAATCGATAACCGAAACGAAACCGAAGGTTAACCCTAAACAGATACAGATACAGAATAAGAATATATCGTCGGTGACACCGACAACATCGCGATTCGACGAGTTTTGGTCTGCGTGGCCTTCGTCCAAAAGGAAGGTTGCCCGCGCTGAGTGCGAGAAGAAGTGGTTCAAGCAAAACCTCGACAAGGTGGCTGACATCATCATTGATAGCGTGAGCAAATTAAAACGCACAGAGCAGTGGACAACAGGCTTTGACCCTGCGCCCCTGACCTACATCAACCAGCGCCGCTGGGAAGATGATGCAGGCGAACAGCAGGCAACAGGGCGGAGGGTGATATGACCCCAGCCGAGCGTTTTGTTTCGCGTTTAGGCAAGGTCAGGGGCCGCAATGGTTCATGGACTGCACAGTGCCCAGCACACGAGGACAAGTCACCATCGCTGTCAGTTCGGGAGACCGAAGATGGCCGCGTGCTGGTGCATTGTTTTGGTGGATGCGCGGTGCATGATGTGGTCGGTGCAGTCGGCATGGAAATGAACGACCTGTTCCCACCAGACGATAAAAAGCGCGACTGGAACGATACAGGCAAGCCCAAGGTCAAGCCAGCGTTCTACGCCAGCGACCTCTTACGCATTGCGTCGTTTGAGTGTTTGGTGGTGATGCTTGCGGCATACGACATGAGCAAGGGCAAACAACTCAGCAATGAGGACATGGAGCGATTAAAAGTGGCACAACAGCGAATTGAGGAGGTAGTGGTATATGCAGGTGTCTGAGATACAAAAACGGGCCAAGGAATTGGACGAGGCGCGGCGCATTCGGATTGTCAAGCCTGATGAGGTTGACTTCGAGAAGTACATCAAGGCCAACGATGTTGGTCAGAAGGTACGCGGCGCAATGGAATTTTTAGAAGAGGTGCGTGAGGACTTCATCAACCCCAAGGAGGAGCCACATCAAACGATGCCGTGGCCGAAGACGCACCAAGGGTTTGGGTTTCGCGCAGGCGAGGTGACCTTGTACGCTGGCGGTAACGGTGGCGGAAAGTCAATGGTTACAGGGCAGATTGCTTTGAACTTGATCAAGCAAGGCCAGCGCGTAATGATTGCATCGTTTGAGATGAAGCCCAAGCGCACACTGACTCGTATGCTTCGCCAGTTTGCAGGCGAGAACATTTACAACCCCATGTATGTGAACAAGCAACAGCACTTGATGGACTTGGTCACAAGGTTGCAGGACTTCTCTCACGGCAAGTTGTGGCTGTACGACCAGCAGGGTACGGTGACATCACAGCAGGTCATCGCGGTTGCTCGATACAGCGCAGTCGAGTTGGGCGTGCAACACATCTTCATTGACTCGCTGATGAAGTGCGTGTCTGGTGAAGACGACTACAACGCGCAGAAGATGTTCGTTGACGAGTTGACCGCGCTGGCGCGTGATCACAATGTCCATGTGCATTTGATCCATCACATACGAAAGTTGGCAAGCGAAGAGATACAGCCAAACAAAAACGACATCAAGGGATCGGGCGCGATCAGTGACCAAGTTGACAATGTGCTGATGGTCTGGCGTAACAAAAAGAAGGAACACCAAGCGCAGACTGGCCCAGTTGATCCAATGATTCCTGATGCCATGTTGATGTGCGAAAAGCAACGCAACGGCGAGGCCGAAGACTGGTACTCGCTTTGGTATCACAAAGACAGTCAGCAGTTTGTTGAGTACGACAACAGTGTGCCAATGTCTTTTGACAATGGAGGAAGATTTTGAATGACGAGGAAGAAAAAAGAGCAAGAGACCGTGAGCATATGCACCACTGTCTCGTTCGGGAGGTCATCAAGATGCGCATTAAAGATCGCGCTGGTGCATACCGTTGGCTCAATGGCTACAGTGACAACACTGGGCGTTGGAAGAAAGGGTGGAACGAACTTCACCCCGAGTCCAGCCTTGAGGCGGATGTTAGAGATCAATGGACTAAAGGTAACCGAGGTAACGAAGGAGAATGGAAATGACAAAGCAAGACGCTGAACTAAGCCCTTTAGCAAGGCAACTACTTGGCAACTCTGGGGCCATGAAGTTATTTACGCAAACTGAATTTGATGAGGCACTGAGAGAAGCGAAAGCGGAGATCATGGCAATTGCAATTCAGACCAGCAAGCAGGCAATTGCAATCGAGCGCAACGCGTGTGCCGACCTTGCGTTGCAGTGGAGCCAAGAGGAATTGTCTGAGGCCATCCGCCACCGCATGAGGCCAGTCAATGATTGAGATCACATTGCCGTGGCCTCCATCGGTCAACACTTACTGGCGCAACTTCGATGGCCGCATGATTATCAGCGCACGAGGCCGCGAGTATCGTGAGTTGGTTGGTGACCAGATGACGCTACAAAAAACAGTGAAGCACTTCAAGGGTTCATTGCGTGTGGTGATCGAGGCATGGAGGCCAGACAAACGACGCAGGGATTTAGACAACCTGCTGAAGGCAACACTTGACGGGCTTGCTCACGCTGGCGTGTATGAGGACGACTCACAGATTGTTGACCTGCGTATCTACTGGGCACCAGACATCGGTGGGATGTTAAAAATAAAGATCGAGGAGATCGAATGAAACAAGAACCTGAATGGATTGACATCGTTGCGTTGATTGCGATGCACTCACTGTTGCAGACAGCACCAAAGAACGCAAGGAACGAGGACATTGCACACGAGGCATATAGGCAAGCGGAGGCAATGATGGAGGCAAAAGAAAATTATGGTGAGTGACCTCTTTAATATTTTGATGATTATGTTGATGTTGACTGGCGCGTTGTGTTGGATTGCAACGATTTTTTTGTGTTGGTATTACTGGTCGTGTAACAAAAAAAAGGAGAAGTAAATGTTTGAATCATTCGGAGATTTTTTTTGGACATTCATGGCAATGAGTGGCTTCATGTTTTGGATTTGTCTGGCAATTTTTGTCGGCATGGTGATCAAGCGCAATCGCGAAAAGAAAAGGAGAATGTTTTATGAGTGAAGAACGAGACCCACATAAGGCGGTGGACTACATCCTGAAGAACGCCGCGCTGTTTGCAAAGGCAAAGGCCGAGCGCACATACATCGAGCATTACCGCAAGAGCCTGAAGGGCATTTTGATGAAGCGGTCGATGGAGACCGCCATCGGTGCGCAAGAGCGTGAAGCGTATGCACACCCAGAGATGATTCAATTGCTTGAAGGATTGAAGGAGGCTGTGGCTATTGAGGAGCGTCTGAAATGGGACATCACGGCGGCTGAATTGCGCGTGGAAATATGGCGCACAGAGCAGGCGAACAACAGGGCCGAAGGAAAGGCCACGATGTGAACACCTTCCAAGCAACCGTGATGCAGACGACTGGCTGGGTGTTGGTGTTGCTCGATGGCTGGGCAATGCACACCCACTGGGTGGCCGCACTCGGTTTTATTTTTTTAATTTATTCAATGTGGAGCATATGCATGAAGACACCAGAGGATGAAGCGTTTGAAGAGATGGAGAAAGCCCTTGGCTGGCGCAAGCGACAAATCGTCCAGCGTCAACTTACCGCCGAAGAAAACATCTTGCGCAACGAGACACTTGAAGAGGTGGCCGTTGAGTTCGATGGCATGAAATCTTTCGGTGATACAGCCGCATCCTTCGCGGTCTATGTGCGAGGACTCAAGCGATGACCGAAAAACCTAAGACCTGTCAGGTGTGCCGCCTACGGCCAGCAGACAAGCAAGTGCGAACTAGCAGGGGCGCACCGCAGTGGCGATGCCAGACCTGCCACGACCTCAAGAATCGCGGCGGCTTTACAAAGGGTAAGCAATGAATCCAAAAGTTGCAGACCTTGCATCGAAGGTGGCGTTTGACGCCGCAGACTACACATGGTTCGACTTCACAGAACTTGGTGATCACGCCGATGAAGAACTTAAAAGAGTTGGGCGTCAATACGGGTGGGATAAGCAGATGATGCACCTCGACCAGTTTTTGACCCCATCTAATCACATGGCGGTCATACAACCAGCATGGCCTGACATTGCATTCACCTATGACAAATACATCAAGTTTGGTGGGTACGAGGGTGCCGCCGCAATGATGTGGACAAACGATGGATTTAACAGCCCGCTGGTGATCGTCACCGAGAAGCGGGTGAGGGTGGCTGGCAGTGAGGAAGACGCCCCAGAGGGCACCAATGTGGTCGTCCACCAAAAATTGATGGAGGCGGTTAAGAGGGGCGGCATGGCCGAGCGCGATGCGTTGAAACTCTACGAGGATGCTTGCATCAGCGCGGTCAACTATGCCTGTCTTGTCAACTTGCGTGCGCACACTACCGAGCAGGTTGTAACCGCCCATATGGCTAAAGGAATGGAGTTCATCAACCGTAAGCGCAGGGCCAAGCATCAGCCATTGGTTTACTCGTGGAACACGATTGAGTTGAAGCCAGACCCACAGGTCAAGCAACCGCATAAAGGCGGTACGCACGCAAGCCCAGCCCGCCACAAGCGACGCGCCCACATGAGGCGTCTAAGCGCGGGTGGTTTTACTTGGATACCTGAAATGTGGGTAGGTAGCATCGAGAGCGGTTTTATCGTTCACGACTATGTGCCCGACCGAGAACTGACCAAGGACAAAGCATGACCACACTCAAAGAGAAAAAGCACATGAGCGCGGTGGCTGAACTAGGGTGCGCCGTCTGCCGCAGAATGGGGTATGAGGGCACGCCAGCAGAACTACACCATCCAAGGCGATTGGCGGGGGGCTGGGGGCGTTCTAGCCACTTCAGTGTCATACCGCTATGCCCAGAGCATCATCGCGGCTCTACGGGCCTCCACGGCCTTGGCACAAAGGGCTTCGAGGCGCACTACGGCTACGACGAGGCAGACCTGCTCAAAGACACCTTGTTGTTGCTAGGCCACGAAGTTAGGGAAACTACCTAGAAAATATTTTAAAAAAGTCTTGCAGAGGTGAAATATGGTGTTACACTTACCTCACTGACCAAGCAATTGTTGCAAGGCAGAACCAGAGAACAGAAAGCGAATTATGAACAACGACATCAACTTCACATCAGTAGACACACTCGGTTCACTCTTGGCGCAGATCGCTGATCTGACCAAGCAGGCCGACGCCATCAAGGACGGCATCAAGGACAGCGCCAGCGCAGGCGGCGCAAAGGTTGTCGAGGGTGCGCTCTTCAAGGCCACCTACATCGAGAGCAACCGCTCAACCGTTGACTACAAAAAAGTCTTGGCCGCTCTTACCGCCTTGTTGCAAGAGCAAAACAAAGAAATCGATGCCAACAAAATTGTTGCTGGCTTGGTTGCATCAAGCACAAACACCTCCGCTGTGTTCAGCGTGAAGGTCACCAGCAAGTAAACCCAATGCCCCTTCGGGGGCTTAACCAAAACGAAAGCGAATCGGATATGAGCGACCCTAAAATTTATTTGAGTTACAGCGAACGCGGTTGGATTTTGATCAACCAAGGCTCACCACTATGCGACTACAAAAAGACCAAGGCCGAGGTCATGGAGGTTGTGAAGTTCTTCAAGATCACACTGCCAGACTGCACATGGAACGGTGACCGTGGTGAGTTTGTGGTTACAGACACAATCGAGGAAACAGCATGAGCAAGCGCACGATGGGCCGTGTGCTGGCCGAACTCAAATCCATCCGCACAGGGGACATCTTTGTGGCCGACAGCATCAAGACCTGCATTGATTTGCTGGAGGCCGATTTAGGCCGTCGCAAGGGTAAGGGCACCCTACCCCCTCACCAATGGCACAGCGACACCTCTAGCGCCGCCGCCGAGGCCATTGCGCCCAAGTTCGGCAAGATGACACGCGCCGTGTTGGTGGAGTTGTCCAAATACCCTAGTGGCCTGACCGATGAGGAGGCCCAGAGCATTACCGGGATGCAGGGCAATTCGTATCGGCCATGTCGCGTGACCTTGATGGACAAGGGGCTGGTGTACGACACGGGCAACCGCAGGAAAACGAACCAGCGCAAAGATGCGGTGGTCTGGGCCGTGACTGACACGGGATATTCAACACTTTACGAATCATGAGCGAGACAACAATGAGCGAATACATCAAAGGCTTTGACCACGGGTGCGACTACATCGTCGCGGAGATCGAGCGTTTTGCTCTTGAGCATGATGGCGACGAGAACATCCTGCTTCGAGACCTGATCGACCGCCTCAAAATGCAGGGCAAATACGACTTAGGGAAAGTACCTACAAAATAATTTATAAAAGTGCTTGCATCGTGAAATACGGTGTTACACTATCATCACTGCAATAAGCAGGTAACAGCGAAAGAAAGCGAATCATGGAAAAAGCAAACTTCTCCCAACTCTTGAACGATGCCATCAACCAGCCCGGCATCATCAGCAAGTGCTACAGCACATTCTACGGCTACAGCATCGGCAACCAGTTGCTGGCTTACAGCCAGTGCGTGGCCCGCGACATCCCCGTTGGCCCTATTGCCACCTTCAAGAAGTGGAAAGACCTTGGCCGCTCGGTGTCCAAAGGCCAGAAGGCCATCGCGCTGGTAATGCCCGTCACCATCAGCAAAAAGGACGAGGCAGGCGAGAAGACTGGCGAAGTGTTCAGCCTGTTCACCCTCAAGAACAATTGGTTTGTGCTGGGCCAGACAGAAGGCGAAGACTTCGTCAACGAGGTGGTCGTGCCATCATGGGACAAGGCCAAGGCTCTTGAGACTCTCGGCGTCACAGAGGTGTCGTTCAACCACACCGATGGCAATTGCCAAGGTTATGCAGTGGCAAGCAACATCGCGGTCAACCCTGTGGCCGTTCTGCCCCACAAAACCCGTTTCCATGAGATCGCTCATGTGGTGTTGGGCCACACCAAAGAAGGCCAACTGTCCGACAGCGAAAGCACACCACGCGATGTGCGCGAGGTAGAGGCAGAGGGCGTTGCATACATCCTGTGCGCGTTGCTCGACCTCCCCGGCCTGCACGAGTCCCGTGGCTACATTCAAAACTGGTTGCAGGGCGCGGAGATCACCGACAAGACAGCCCAGCGCATCTTCAGTGCGGCCAACAAAATTCTCGAAGCAGGACAGCCTGCAAAAGAATAAGGGAAAGTCCTAATAAAAATAATTTGAAGGGGACTTGCAAAACCCCTTCAAGTTAATGTTATACTTTCACCACTGCAATGTGCAGGACAGCGAATCAGGAGCGAAACATGACACACCCATTTGAAAAAGCAGGACTCGGCAAGGCACCCTTCTCATGCACAGGCGTGAGCGAGAATGTTTGGGATAACGGCGACGGCACGACCAAGGCTGGCGGCGTCTGCGACTATTGCGGCACAGGCATTCGTTGGGAGTTTTGGATTAAGGGTTCTATTGCTGGCGCAAAGCAATTCAAGGTGGGTTGCGATTGTGTTGCCAAGACTGGCTGGGGCATTGATCGCTTCTTGGAAGTTCGCGCCGAACATACACGCGCACGCCGTCAGGCTGGTGCCCAGAAGCGCCGCGAGACACGCAAGGCACAGATCGAGGCAGAACGCGCTCAGAGAGCCGCAGAGCGTCAAGAGACTACCCAAGCATGGCGCGATGCCAACAGCGCCTTGGTGGCCCGTTTACAGGCTTACAAGGGTGACAATGAGTTCCTGCGCGGCATGATCCAGAACTTGGCCCAATGGGGCAACCTGTCCCCCCGTCAAGTCGAGGCCACTGAGTCCTGCTTCGCGGTGATCGAGCGCCAAGAGTTTGCCCGTGCTAACAGCCAGCACATCGGTGCCATTGGCGACAAGGTCACTCTGACCATTACCGTAGAACACATCATTGTCATTGAAGGTTTCTACGGCACAACCTACATCACCATTGCCCATGACGAGCAGGGCAACGCCGTCACCTACAAGGGCGCTGGTCGCCTCATTGGCCGCAAGGGTGAGACACACACAATCAAGGCCAGCGTCAAAGACCACACCGTCTACAACGGCGTCAAGCAGACCGTTATCCAGCGCCCAAAAGTGCTGGAAGTGGCATTAGGGTAAGTCCCTACAAAATAATTTGTGAGGGGCTTGCACAGACCTCGCAAGTTAATGTTATACTTTCACCAACAACAGCGATAGTGCAGTTGTCCAACAGCGAAGGAAAGCGAAATGATCGGAAGCCCAGAAATCTTGCACAGAAACAAAGCGCCACGCAAAGCAGGCACAGGCGCATTGAAAATCATGCACATCCCATTGCTTGGTGGCTGGTACATCGTTCGCGGCAAGTACCACACACCTATCGGTGGCCGCTTTGAGACTCGTGCTGATGCTGTAGCCCACTTGGCCGCAAAGCGCAACAAATAATTAACAGCGAAGGAAATTAAAATGAAATACCTATCAGATGCAATGGCCCAGAAGCGCAACGAGAACGACGCCTTCGAGGCACGGTTTGCCAAAGAGAACGCCGCACGCGCCAAGCGCATTGCCAAGTTCACACCGCGCACAGACCTGCACCCAGCAGTGGGCGTGCTGATCAGCGCCAAGGGCGTGACCTACTATGCCTTCGTTGGCGGCATCTACCGCGAAGGTTCCCCAGAGCATCTGGCTTCATTGTTAACAGCGTAAGGAGAATCAAAATGAGAGCATCAACTGTAGACCGCACATTTCAGGATGTCGTATCTTTTGACAACGGCGAGACCGTGAAGGATGTGACCGTGGGTTACAACTACATTCCAGCGGAATTGAATTACCCCGACGCCCCAGACTACGCCGAAGAGTTTGAGGTGTTTGTGTTTGACGACTACAGCAAAGACATCACGGTGGATGTGCCAAGGGACGAGTACGAGCGGCTGGTGGAGGAGGTCAAGGCCGATCACAGGCAGGTGATGAAGGACGCCAGCGAATACTAGGGAAAGCACCTAGAAAATAATTTAAAAAAGTATTGTCAAGGTGAATTATCGTGTTACACTATCTTCACTGACACAGCAATTCCGCATAGTCAGTTAAAAGCGAAAGAAAAGCGAAATGAAAAAATCTATCAAACTCAAAGACATCTATGTTGGTCAACTCGTGGTTACCACTGACAGCGTAGAAGCCCAAGTGCGCACCGTTGAGAGCGTTGAGGGTCTCATGGTCACACTGACTTGGTACGAGGGCACCAACCAGTGCATCCAAGGCGTGGACTACTCATTGCTGGGCTTGCCTACACTGGCCCAGATCGAATACAGCATCAACAACAACGGTCGGCTTGCCAATCTGCAAGATGTTGAAGATGTGACCTTGCTCATCGGCTAAACCAAAGGGGGCTTCGGCCCCCACTACCGAATCAATAACCAACTGAAAGCGAATCGATTATGACAAACGAAATTGACATCACCATCTACACAGAAGACCAGTCCCGCGTTTCCATCTCTGAGTGGGACGACGGTGGCGCGTGGCTTAAGATTGGCGTGAAGAGCGGCGGTGCTTACACAACCTTGACCCGCGACGAGGCACAGCAGTTGTTGGCTGGCCTGCAAGCCATCTTGGCAAAAGAGGTGGCTTGATGTACGACAAAACAACGCACGCCCGCGTAGTCGCTGACAACTACTTTTGGAGCGGCATGACTAAGGATCAACTCTGGGACAATGTGTGCCTTGTGTGGGACAGGCCACAGAACTACGCCTTGTCGCACATCAAGGCTGGCATAGCCCAACTTGAGAGCCGTGGCATTCTGACAAGCGAAGAAGCGCAGGCTTGTCTCAAGCAAACACTCAAGACGAGAGAAAAAGCAAAACGCGAAGAGGTGACAGCATGAACAAGCAGGAGATTGACGAGATGATGAAAGACCTACCAAGCCAACAGTTACCCGACGAGACCTTGATTCAGAAGATCACAATCGCTATAATGTTCATAGTGATTTTGTTCCTGATGGTGTGGGCACCAGACTTCATTTTGACTGAAGAGGAATGCCTGCAACAAAGCCCTCGTGCTATCACCATCGGACTATGTAGCGAACCGAAAGCGAAATAAAACCGAGTCGGTTCTTGGCCCTAAAGGCCGAGGCCGACAACATCATCTGGCCTTAGAGGTCGTTGATGTAGGTGAGACAAGGCAATGGCCTTGATTGGTATTCCTATGCCCAAAGCATAGACTGGCGAACCATAAGCGAATCGATTACACTGCGATCAATTCGACACTATGGGGAATATGGGTCATGCCAGAAACACCGAAGGGGCCAAAGAGGCCCGCAAAGAACGCTAGAGCGGCACAGGAGGCCGCAAAAGCCATTGGGAAGGCCAAGGTAGCATCTAAGGCCGCAAAGGCTCCTACGCCCGCTAAAACAGGCAGGCCAACAAAGTTCAACCAAGACACCGCTGACCTCATATGCATGATGCTAAGTGAGGGGATGAGTCTAAGGCAGATACTGAAGGCTGACACTGTTGGGAAACTCCCAGCGCAGTCTACGATTTACGAGTGGTTGATTCGCTTCCCGCTCTTTGCGGAGCAATACGCACGCGCTCGTGAAGAGCAGGCCGACACCAACGCCGATGAAATCCTCCAGATCGCCGACGAGATGCCGCCTGAGTACACCGACGAGAAGGGGCGCACCAGTCTGGACATGACCTACATCCAGTGGCAGAAGCAACGCATCGAGGCCCGCAAGTGGACGGCCATGAAACTCAAGCCAAAGAAGTACGGCGACAAGTTGGGCCTGCACGGCGTGGAGGGTGCCGCGCCCATCGCGACTCAGGACAACACGGCCAGCAAGTTCGAGGAGATCATCCGCAACATGGAGATGACCAAGCGTGCTGGCTGACCTGTTCGATGACCAGACGGTGGCAGAGTTCGAGACCCTGCCCGAACATAACCGAATCGCTTTCATCGCTCATGCCAAGTGGATAGCAGGTGCGCACCCTTACCAGATACCGCCAGACCTGCATCTGGATTACCGAGTTTTCTTGATGCTTGCGGGTCGTGGGGCGGGTAAGACGAGGTCAGCCGCTGAAGCCTTGTGGTGGTGGGCATGGACGCACCCAGAAACGATGAGCATCGTTCTGGCTCCCACTTCGGGGGACTTGAAATTCACCTGCTTTGAAGGGCCGTCAGGACTGCTGGCGTGCATTCCTGAAGCACTGGTGGTGGACTACAACAAACAAGACCACCTGATCAAGTTGAGCAACGGCTCCAAGATCAGGGGTGTATCAGCAGACTCGTATGACCGCCTGCGCGGTATCAACTCATCCTTTGTGTGGTGCGACGAGTTGGCCGCATTCAACTACCTCGGCCCGAACGAGGCGTGGGACAACATGATGCTTGGCCTGCGTATCAAGCCAGACGACAAGCCCCACAGCCAGCCGCGTGTCATTGTGACCACGACACCGCGCCCCAAGGACTTGATCCTCGATCTGGTGGGCCGTGAGGGTGACGATGTGGTGGTGTCCCGCGCCAGCACCTTCGACAACGCCAAGAACCTCGACAAGGCATTCCAGCGGCAGTTGGAGAGTTACCGTGGGTCAAAACTTTATGAGCAGGAAGTGCTGGGCCAGATTGTCGATCTTGAGGACGGCAAGGTGGTCTCCCGCGATATGTTCAAGTTGTGGCCTGCCAAGAAGCCCTTCCCTAAGTTCGAGTACATCGTGCAGTCCTATGACTGCGCCTTCAGCGAGAAGGAACACAACGACCCGACGGCCATGACCACATGGGGCGTGTTCAAGCCGCAGGACGGGCCTATGAGCGTGCTTCTGATCGACTGCTGGGCTGAACACCTGTCCTTCCCTAAACTCAAGCCCAAGGTGCTAGAGGAGTGGCGTGTGTCCTATGGTGAAGGCAGGGACGCCAAGAGGCCAGACCTGATCCTCGTGGAGGACAAAGCCGCAGGCATCTCCCTGATCCAAGAGTTGCGGTATGCCCACCTGCCTGTGAGGGCGTACAACCCGGGTCGGGCAGACAAAATGCAACGCCTTCAGATCACCGCGTCCATCTTCGCGACTGGCCGTGTATGGCTTCCTGAGTCCGACACCCACAAGGGCTATGTCAGGAGTTGGGCCGAGGGCTTCCTGTCCCAGATATGCGCCTTCCCTGATGCCGCGCACGACGACTATGTGGACAGCACGACGCAAGCGATTCGGTTACTCAAAGACATGAACTGGCTCGACATCAACCCAGAACCGCCTGATAATGACGACGACTATCTGGAGTTCACCCAACAGAAACGGGTGAACCCGTATGCGGCATAAGGAGCAACATGGCTGACCCAACCAAAGTAATCAAAGGCGGATTGAGCGCCGTGCGCAACGCAAGCCGTGCGGCAGATCAGGCGCTGGAGGCCAAGAGGCTGGCGCTGGAGGCGGCTAACCCTCCCATCAAGGCGTCGGAGGCTTACGGCCAGCATGAGGGCGCGTACATGAAGCCGATCTTCTATGACCGCATGAAGGTTGATCTGTCCAAGGGCAAGAAGGGTGGCCCCGGGTTCTCTGGCATCCAACTCGTTGACCCCAACTATGCGCAGGCAAAGGCGGCGGCAGGCGTGACTGACCAGAAGATGGCAACGCGTATCCTGAACCGCAACAAGGCTGGCGTGCCCGCAGGTGCAAAGGTGATCTGGACGCCGTCGGTGGGTGGCCTCGAACAGCACAAGTCCAACTCGACCATGTTCGGTGAGTTCGCTGACATCTTTGCCAACCAGCGCAAGAATATGTCGAACGAAGAGATACAGAAGTTGAGCGACCGCGCCAGCAATGCGGTAAACAACAAGGGCGAGTTAATCTTCCCCAACGGTATTGATTTGGGTTCACGCAACTTCCGCCAGAAGGTTACGACCTATGACCAACGCGGCTTGATGGCTGACATCTTTGCTGGCCGTGGTGTGGGTGGCGAGAAGGGCCGCACGGTGCCTATGGAGGACTTGCTTGAGAAGAACCTCGACCCCAATGTGGCTGGCGCTGGCACGCTCGACTTGGGTAACAGGCTGTTCAGGCTTGAGGGTAATGTCATCGACCGCCCTGACCTGCACAGCGACTACCGCAAGATTCTCACTGGTGAAGACCTTGGGGTGAACTACATCCCTGTGCCCATCAGAGATGTGTACAGCGACTGGGAGGCGCAGAAGGCGCTTGACTTGGCCGCGCAGGGTAAGAACCGAGGCGTAACGCTGATGGACTACACCAAGAACGATCCCACGGTGCAGTTGACCGAGGCGCTGTTGACCAAGATGCAAAAGGCTGGACAGAAGAAGGGCGGCGTTGTCAGGAGCGAGGAGAGTCCACAGGACATGGCTCGATTCCAAAAGCGGTATGCGATGCACAAGGCCATCGGTGGCCGTGTCAGCAGTAAGCCAGTGCATATGGTTGACGGTGGCAAGATAGCAAAGGGCATGATGAGCATCTTTGACAAGGCCAGCAAGGCCGCTGATGCCACGCTGGCTAGTAAGGCATTGCCTGCGGCAGAGCGCGACGCGAACCTTGCCAAGATGCTTGAGAAGAGCAAGGTCAAGAACAAGGCGTATCACGCAACAAATCAAGATGTGAAGCGGTTTGATCCAAAGGCAGACACGCGCACAGAGAACAAATCCAACATCGCTGGGTGGATGACAAACGATCCAGAGTTTGCAAACGACTTTGCGTCGCAGAAGTTCAGGTACTGGAAGACCGCTCACAGACCGTGGGAGGAAGACCCCAATGTGCCACAGGGCGCGAACATCATGCCCGTGCATCTGTCGATTGAGAATCCTTTTTACGCTACCGACCTGATCAAAAATCTTTCAGGTGAATTGAACATGGATGAGGCCAAGGCCGTGGCAAAGGCGCTAGGTGTTGGCGTTGATGAGTTGCTTGGCGACATCCCCAAGGCCATCAAGTACAAATCCACTGGCTACGAGCGTGAGCATACGCCTAGAGGGTTTGACCTTGTGAAGTCCAATGTGGCAACCGACGCAATGAAGCGACTAGGCCATGATGGCGTGATTGCCATTGAGAACGGCTCAGAGGTCTACGCGCCCTTCAAGGAAACGCAGATCAAGTCGGCCACAGGCAACCGTGGCACATACGACCTAAATGATCCTGACATTAACAAGGCCAAGGGTGGCCGCGTTGAGGAATCACCCGAAGACATGGCGCGTTTCCAGAAGCGGTTTGTCATGCACAAAGCCCTTGGCGGATCGGTCAAGAAGCCCCAGAAGTTTGACGGTGGCGGCATTGCATCCCCAGAGGAAAGTTCTGGCCCACCACCTGACCGCGAGACCAAGGCTGGCCTGATGGCTGAGTACCTTGCCAAGGCGGCAAAGGAGCAAGGCAAGGAAGAGTTGTCCAGCCTAAAAAAGCCACGCGCCCTCACAGACTTGCTTAACCGTGGCGTGCTGGCAAACAATCCATTGAGCGCAGGTGTTGACCTTTTCAACATGGGCCTGAATGTTGTCGGCGCAGGAAGCGAGAAGCCATTCCTTGGGTCTGAACATCTGAAGGAACTGATGAACAAGACGGGCGTCACTTCAGGCGAAGAGCGCCCAATGATGGAGACCGCATTAAGTTTTGCCAGCCCTACGGCAATCATCAAGGGCGGCATGAAAGCAACAGACGCGGCAAAGAAAGCGCCTGAGTTGATGAAAAAAGCATCAGACGCAATCAGTTCGAGTAAACTATCCCCTCTGGCAACAGAGGCGAAGACTGCATCGGCAGGGAAGCCAACAGGAGCAACATATGCTACAAAACAAGAAGGGCCATTCTTCCGAGTCAGCCCAACCACACTTGACACAAGTAAGGCAAAGAATCGCGGAATTAGAGAAGCGGATGAACTTCAAGGCCAAGCCCCTCTCGGAGGAGGAGCAGGACAGACTGGAAGCCAAGTTCCGACGCGCCTCGCAGATGAAGAGGTGGCCCGAATAATCGCCGACCCAGTCGCGAACGAGCCGCTGAACATTGCAAAGAAATACACGCAAGAGATTCAGGGCACAGACTTTGTTCTGCCCCAGATTCCTGAGAGTTCTCTTGTCAAACAATCAGCCATTGGCCGCACGCATCAACTTGCGGTAGATGGCACGCCTGAGTACAAGACTGCGGTCTTTGATGCTTACGCCCAGCAGATGCCAGAGGTGCTTGAGCAGGCTGGAGCCAAGAACTACGACGACCTGATGGAGAAGGCTTACCGCCAACTTGCAAAGGAAACCGACGCTCAGTTCCAAGCCCTGCCCTACAACTTCTCGTACCACCGCGCTGGTGAAGGCAACTACAACTCCAGCAAAGAGATGGCCGCAGATGTGCATGGCAACAGGCACCTGTATGTCTTCCAAGGCGGCGATCCCCACGACTTCCTGAACCGCATTGACCCAGCGTCTGGCCTAAACGAGAACGAGAAGTTCCGCGCAGTGCATGACTTGCTTGGTCACGCCATCTACGGCAACCAGTTTGGCCCCAAGGGTGAAGAGACTGCATGGGCCATCCACAGCCAGATGTACAGCCCGCTGGCCCGATTGGCTATGACGGCTGAAACCCGTGGTCAGAATTCGATGGTCAACTACAGTCCATTGAACGCAAACCTGAAGGCTGAGATTGCCAAGTACGACAGTCTGGCTGACGAGGCCCGTAGAAGGGGTGACAAGGGGCTTCTGAACGAGATTAACGCGGCCAAGCGGCAAGCCTACTCTGGCTTCCAGTTCGCGCCCCAGAAGGCCGTTCTATTGCCCCCTGAGTTCTTGAGTCCCCAGTACGCTGGCGGAATGCCCGCTTACCTCGAAGCCGCAAACCGACCTGTTAAGGGAACCGAAACCCAATCGGTTTTGACTCACTTCAGCAACGACCCCAACTTGCAGACGCTAGACCCCAAGAGGTATGGCACTGGCATCAAGGGGGCGGAGGCCGAGCGCCTGCGCGACTACGCTGGTGGCGTCAAAGACCGCTCGTACTTCTACCTTGGCGAACCCGGGACTGTGGCACCAGAGGCTGGCCTTGGCGTGAATCGCTACCGTGGCGAAGCATCCAGCCTGTACGACATCACGCAAGACCCTCTGAACTTCCAAAGACTGGCCCGCGAATCCAACCGCACGCCATTCACGGCAAAATACAACCAAGGCATGACCTACCCCTTGCAAGACGCAAATGATGTCGAGCGTTTGGTCAAGGAGTATGGCTACCAAGGCATGGCAAATCCAAAGGCTACCAAGCCAATGGCTATCATGTTCAAAGAAACACCAGTTCGCCGCCAAGCACGCGGTGGGCTTACATTGACGAAGTGAGAAGACTATGGCGACACAATTTCCAAACGACCCAAACGCTGACCGCTTTATCGACGGCCTGAAGATGACCGACGACGGCGGTGCTGTCGCTGACTTGGAAGAAGAGAATCAGGATGTCGAAGAGTTGGAGGATGGCTCGGCCATCGTGACGCTGGGCGAGTTCCAAGGCCCAGAAGAGAACCCAGACTTCTACGAGAACCTTGCGGAGACCATCAACCTGTTTGACCTTGAGAAGATTGGTATGCGATACCTTGATCTGATCGAGAAAGACAAGGAAGCACGCGAGAAGCGGGACAAGCAATACGAAGAGGGTCTCAAGCGCACGGGCTTGGGCGACGACGCCCCCGGTGGGGCTAACTTCTTCGGTGCCAGCAAGGTTGTCCACCCCATCATGGCCGAAGCGTGTGTGGATTTTGCCGCCCGCGCCATCAAGGAAATGTTCCCACCTGACGGCCCAGTGCGTACCAAGATTTTGGGCGATGTCACTGACGAGAAGACCGAGACCGCCGAGCGCAAGCGCGACTACCTCAACTGGCAGTTGACCGAGCAGATTCAAGAGTTCCGCGACGAGCAAGAGCAGTTGCTCACGCAGTTGCCCCTTGGTGGCTCACAGTTTATGAAAATCTGGTACGACGACAAGAAGCGCCGCCCCTGCGCTGAGTTTGTACCTATCGACAACATCCTTTTGCCGTTTGCCGCTGTGAACTTCTACACAGCCCAGCGCGTGACAGAGCAACAAGACATCACAGGTTGGGAGATGCAACAGCGCATTGACCGTGGCCTGTACCGCGACATCAGCCTGATTCGCGCATCTGCCGAGCCAGAGCAGACAGCCGCAGAGAAGGCCAACAACAAGATCGAAGGCAAGTCGTGGGATGACAACGAAGACGGCCTGCGCCGTGTCTTCCACATCTACACATGGCTGTCGATTGACGACGACCCCATCACCAATGGCGACTCAGCCCCCTACATCCTGATGGTTGACGAGTTGGAGAGCAAAGTGCTTGGCCTCTACCGCAACTGGGAAGAGGGCGACGAGTCGATGGAAAAACTGGACTGGATTGTCGAGTTTAAATTCATCCCTTGGCGCGGCGCATACGCTGTTGGGCTACCTCACCTCATCGGAGGTCTCAGCGCGGCCTTGACGGGCGCATTACGGGCCTTGCTGGACACTGCGCACATCAACAACTCGGCCACGATGCTGAAGTTGAAGGGTGCCCGCATTTCTGGCGCAAGTCAGCAGATCGAGGTGACGCAGGTGACCGAGATTGAAAGCGCCCCCGGTGTCGATGACATCCGCAAGATTGCAATGCCTATGCCCTTCAACCCACCCTCACAGGTGCTGTTTGAGTTGCTAGGCTGGATCACCACAGCCGCCAAAGGCGTGGTCACCACCGCTGAAGAGAAGATTGCCGACGCAAAGTCCACGATGCCAGTAGGCACCACACAGGCTTTGATCGAGCAGGGCGCGGTAGTGTTCTCCTCTATTCACGCACGCTTGCACGAGAGCCAGCGCCGAGTCATCGGCATCGTTGGCCGCTTGAACCGCTGGTATTTGGACGAGCAAAAGCGCGGCGACATGGTGGCAGAGTTGCCCATCAAGAAGGAAGACTTCAAGCGCAACAGCGACATCGTGCCTGTAAGTGATCCCCACATTTTCTCTGAGACACAACGCGTGGCCCAGATGCAATCTGTGTTGCAGTTGTCCACACAGTTCCCTGCAATCTTTGACCAGCGTGCAGTCGTCAACCGAATGCTCAAGCAGTTGAAGATTCCGAATGTGAACGAGTTGATACCAAATGCCAGCAAGCCTGCGGAGATGAATGCCGCAGACGAGAATTCCGCTATGGCATTGGGCCGACCAGCCTTCGCTTACCCGCGTCAGGATCAGTTGGCTCACATTCAAGCCCACTTGGCCTTTGCGCTTGACCCTGCTTTGGGATCAAACCGCCTGATCGCGCCCAAGTTCATCCCCAATGCACTGGAACACATCAAGCAACACATGATGCTCTGGTACACCAACCAGATGTCCACCTATGTGCAGGGCGACACTGGCGTGCAGTTTGGCAAGTACGAGGACAGCAAACTGGTCAAGCAAATCGACAACGCGGTGGCTCTGGCCTCTACGCATCTGTCGATGGACACCGAAGAGGTGTTCAAAGGCTTGTTGCCTGCGCTGGAGCAGTTGGGCCAGATGATGCAACAGTTCAAACCTGCACCACCTCCGATGGATGGCGAGGCACAGGCCGTGTTGCAGGCATCTATGGCCGAGACACAGCGCCGCGCCGCAGAAGATCAGGCACGCCTTGCCTTCGATACGCAGAAGTTCCAAGCGGAAATTGCACAGAAGGAAAAGGATCGTCAAGTCAAAATCGCGATGAACGCAGAGGACAACCTCACGACAGAGCGAATGAAGACTGCCGATTTGACCTTAGACGAGGTCAAACTTCGACAAGAGCAGGAGCAGACTGCTGTCCAACTGCAAAACCTTACTCAACGCAACTTAGGAGAATGAAATGGCTATCACACTAAAAGACGAGCAGTCTGAGGCAGTAAAACAGCACCACCGCAATGCGACTGGTGCATGGATTAACGGCCAGCAAATGAAAGAGGAATCAAAAGCGACGCAACCAGAGGCTAACAGCGACCACGGGAATTTCTCCCAAAACAAGGGCGTAGACAAGAGAAACGCATGAGGTATGTCTCCGACTTTATTGGCGCTGTAAAAGCGCGTAAAGAGGCGGTGGTGCAGGGTTTGTCAACGGGTAACGCCGCTGATTACGCCTCGTACCAGCGTCTGGTCGGGCATATCGCAGGACTTGAGGAAGCCCTTGAAATCCTCAACAACCTTCTAAAGGAAGATAACGATGACAGATAGCACGGTGGCTGGTGATTCAGCCGATTTGCGGGATGCTTTTCCTGCTGTAGACCCCGGTGCGATACCCCTTGGCGCAAGAGTTTTAGTACAACTGCGTCGAACAAAGAAAACGGTAACGAGTGCTGGGATTATTTTGGTCTCCGAGACCAAAGAAACCGAGAAGTGGCAGAACATGGTCGCAAAAGTGATCTCACTTGGCCCATTGGCGTTCAAGAAACGCGACACGATGGAGCCTTGGGTTGAGGGAACTTGGTGCGAGGTAGGTGATTTCATCCGCGTCCCTAAGTGGGGCGGTGATCGTTGGGAGGTTCCAGTCCCTGACGCGCATTCCGATGATGATCCAGCCCTCTTCATGGTGTTAAATGACCATGAAGTCATCGCCAAACTTACTGGTGACCCACTTGCAATGAAGGCATTCCTATGAGTACCGAAACCCAACAAGAAGTGATTGTGATTCAAGAGGAGCAAGACGGTTCTGCAACTGTTGATTTGCCCGAAAGTATCCCTTCACCAACGAGAACCCAAAACGAAGACTCCGACGAGGCCGATGACCGTGCCAGAGAGGCCGAAATGGCCTCTGGTGGTGGCGTTGACCCTGATGCAGAGGCGCTGAGAGAGCAAAAACGCCTCAAACGCCTCAAGCGTAAGGAGTACCACAAGCAAGTCTCGACCGAAAAAGACCATAAATTGGACTTTTTGAGCCGACAGAACCAAGAACTGATTGAAAGACTGTCAGTTTTGGAGAAAAAGTCGCACGGTAGTGACCTTGCACGCTTGAATGCGGCCAAAACAGAGAAGCACAACAAGATTTTGTTTGCAAAACAGAAAATTGCTGAAGCAACTCAGACTGGCAACGGCGAAATGCTGACTGCGGCACAGGAATTGTGGTTTGATGCTCGTAGAGAGTATGAAGCCCTTGACAATGTGATCAAGAAGGCCACCGCGCCCCAGCGTGAACGCACAATTCGCGCCCCTGACCCACAACTTCAGCGCCATGCGACCAATTGGATGCAAAACAACCAATGGTATGACCCAAATGGCAAAGACCCAGATTCAAAGGTTGCTTTGACCATTGATCAGGCTATGGCTGAAGAGGGTTGGAACCCCAAGACGCCCCAATATTGGGAAGAACTTGACAACCGCTTGCAAAAGTATTTGCCACACCGTTATACTGGTGATACCGATGAGAAACCGATTCGGAATTCTAGACCAAGGAATGTTGTGACGAGTTCAGGCCGCGAAAGTTCTTCGAGTAGTGCGATTGGAAAAAATCAGTTTGCGTTAACACGCGATCAAGTCCAAGCCATGAAAGATGCTGGAATGTGGGATGACGCCGATAAACGAGCGAAGATGATTCGACGCTACGCATTGGAAGCCAAACAAAATCAAGGTTATAGGAGTTAAGAAAATGGATTCTCGTTTAAAAAAATCTCTATCTGCTGGTGGACGCGAAAATCGCGCGAGTCTTGACAAAAGTCGAGAGGCACCAGAGGATAATTTCGTGTCAGCCGATGAACGCCGCAAGGCGTGGAAGGACGAATGGACACAAAGTGCATTGCCGTCTGTCCCTGCAATTAAGGGATGGCACCTTTGCTGGTTATCTACAACCAACAGTTATGACAGCATCGACAAGCGCATTCGTCTAGGCTATGTTCCCGTGAAAGCGGAAGAAATGCCGGGTCTGGATGGCAACAAAGTCAAGGCTGGGGAACACGCTGGATTTATTTCGTGTAATGAGATGCTCTTGTACAAAATCCCAGAGGATGTGTATCAAGATGTTATGGCTCATTTCCACCACGAAGCGCCTCTTGAGGAAGCGAACAAAATTCGCCTTCAAGCAGAGCAGGCCGTGGGACGAGATAGTTCTGGGCGCAAGTTGGGACAGGTCGAGGGCGAAGGTTTGGATGATATTGATAAACAGTTACCCGCACCAGTTTTCTGAGCGGGTTAATCTAACCAAACAAGGAGTAAGACTATGTCTTCATTGAACCAGCCTTTTGGTCTGCGTCCCTCGTTCCACCCCTCTGGTCTGGATCGTGCGGTTGCGTTGGCTGATGGCATCGTTTCTGGCTATACCAGTGACATCTTGAAGGGCCAGCCCGTCAAGTTGGACACTACAGGTGTAATTCAAGCCGCCGCCGCTGGTGACGCGTTCCTCGGAGCCTTTGCTGGCTTTGAGTGGACTGACACCACTGGTCGTCGTCGTGTGAGCAATTATTTCCCTGCCAACACTGCATATGTAACTGGCTCTGCCATTGCGTATTACTACCAAGACCCCGCTATCGTTTATGACATTCAAGCCAATGGCTCGTTGGCACAAACGACTTTAGGCGCTCAGTCTGATTTTGCCTCTATTACAGCAGGCTCCACGACCACTGGCTTGTCTCAGTGTGTCATTAGCACCTCGGTTGTTTCCGCTGGTTCTTCTGCACAATTGAAGATTATTGGTTTGACCCCCGGCGTTGATAACGCATGGGGAGATGCATACACAGTTGTGCAAGTTCAAGTTAACGAGTCGCAATTTAACGCGTCTGTTAACGCTATCTAAGGGGGACTAAAAAATGGCCGCTCCAATGCGCAGTACCGACTTTCGCTCGATTGTCGAACCCATTCTGAATGAGTGTTTTGATGGTGTATACGATCAACGCACCGACGAATGGTCACGCGTCTTCACTGAACAAGAAGGCATCCCCCGTAACTACCACGAAGAGCCAGTCCTTTATGGATTTGGTGCCGCACCTCAGTTGCCTGACGGCACTCCTGTGTCGTACCAACAAGGTGGCGTGCTGTTCCTCCAGCGTTATGTCTACCAAGTCTTTGGTTTGGCATTCGCTTTGACCAAAGTTTTGGTTGAGGACGGTGACCACATCCGCATCGGTCAGGTTTACGCTCGTCACTTGGCTCAGTCATTGATTGAGACTAAAGAGACTCTGTCGGCGAACATTTTGAACCGTGCGTTCAATGCTTCGTACCCCGGCGGCGACGGCGTGGCTCTGAACAGCACTGCCCACCCAATCGTGAACGGTACATTCAGCAACCGCTTGACCACTGACGCTAACCTGTCACAGACATCGCTTGAGCAGATGCTGATTCAGATTCGTCAAGCAGTGGACAACAACCAGAAGAAGATTCGCTTGGTGCCCCGCCAGTTGGTGGTGGCCCCCGGCAATGTCTTCCAAGCGGAAGTGTTGTTGAAATCTGTTTTGCGTGCTGGCAATGCCAACAACGACATCAACCCAGTTAAGTCTATCGGCTTGCTGGACGAAGGTGCCGCTGTTATCAGCCGTTTGACTTCAGCCACCGCATGGTGGGTGCAGACTGACGCTCCTGAAGGCATGAAGTTGCTGATGCGTCGCAAGTTGGAGAAGACGATGGAAGGCGATTTTGAGACTGACTCTATGCGCTACAAAGCGACAGAGCGTTACCAAGTCGGCTTTACCGATCCTCGTGCGATGTACGGTACGCCCGGCGTCTAAACCCAAGCGGGGGCTTCGGCCCCTGCGTTACTAAGGAGCAAGACAATGGCACAAACCTATTTTGGTTCTACCCTGCGTGCAGGTTCTGGCACTTTGACTGATACTGTGGATGGCGGCTTCGTCGTTATGACACAGACAACCACCGTGACCACAGCCGCCGCAGGCACTGCTACTAGCGCAACCATCACTCTCCCTGCTTCTTCACAAATCATCAGTTTTTTTGCTGACATGGTTGTGAATGAGGCGGTGGGTGGCGGAACTGCTACAGCAATTGCAATGACTATTGGCACAGCCGCCGCAGGCACACAATATGTGTCTTCGACTGATGTGTTTGCAGGTGGCCGCGCCGCCCTAACTTTTACAGCCGCACAGTTGCTTGCGATGAGCGACATTGGTACCAATACCTCTGTTGTGATTACGCTTGATCCTGACGGCACGATCAGCACAACTCAAGGCGTTATTCGCCTGACCGTTGTGTATGCTCAGAAAGTCTAAGGAGAGCAATCATGGGCCAATTCAAACCTATGGTCAAAATGATGACCACTGAACCGACCGTTGAGTTAAAACTCAAAAAGGGCGGTCATGTGAACATGAAAAAGAGCGGTAAAGCCGAGGCTGGTCACAAGAAGATGGCCGATGGTGGTGGCGCTATGGGCGCATTGGCAGGGACTCCAGCCTTGATTGGCCGTCCCGCTGTGAATGCACCTGTTCGCGCCCCCGGCAAGCCTTCGATGGCCTCGCGTCGCAAGGCGATGATGGCAAAGCCAGCAATGGCTCCCAAAGCGCCAATTGGCAACCCTGCCATGCCTTCGACACCGATGAAAAAAGGTGGCGAGTCTAAGGCAACGCACAAGGCTGAGATGTCGAAGATGAAGGGTCTTGAAAAAGAACTGAAGTCTCACGAGTCCAAGCCTGCCAGCAAAGGCCATAAAGGTCTTGCTACTGGTGGTGTGGCAAACGGTCAAGGTGGTTACGCTAAAGGCGGCATCATCAACACCGAAGGCCAAGGCGGTGCGTATCGCAACACCAAGATGCACACAGCCAAGGCTGATCACTCACCTGCCACAACTGGCGGCGTGAAGGACGGCAATGGCGGTGGTTATGCTACTGGTGGCGTTGCAAAGGCAAACGGCGGTGGCTACCGTAAAGGTGGTTCCGCAAAAAAAGCCTACGCGACGGGGGGTACTGTTGATTCAGGCAAACCCGTCGCGATGCCCCAAGGCTCTAAAAAGCCTCCAACACCAGTAAGCATCAATCGTCTTTCGGGTACATACAAGAGCGGTGGCAAGGTAACTCCTGCCGAAGGCCGCTTGCGTGCTAACTTTGGAGCGGAGAACGCTACGGCCATGAAAGAGGCCAAGGCTGACACCAACTTGAAGTACAGCAAGTACCAGAAGATGGCTGATGGTGGTAAGCCAGTGGATTTGTCCAAGGGTGCATACGATGCTTCTAAAAAGCACAGTATGGAACTAGAAGACGCTTTGAATCCATTGAGCATGGTGAAGGAACTGGCTGGCAAAGCAAAGGACTACTTCATGCCAAAGGGTGAAAGTGTGACCAAGACGAAAGAGTCTGTAACGGTTGCTCCAGTGCCCAAAAAGCGTGGCGGTGGCGCTTGTTGAAAACGAGTGGGGGCTACGGCCCCCGCTTCTAATTGGAGAAGTAAATGTCAACATTGACGAATGTATTTTCGGAACACAGAGATACAACGGGCGTAATTTACGCTGGTGCAACGAATCTTGCTGGGTATCAGTTATTGACTGGCGGTACTGCTGGTGAAATTGTGTTTCGCGACGGCGGTGCATCTGGCACTGTTCGCTTGAGAGTGAACATCTCTGCTACGCCAACTAATCCCTTTTCGACGCTGTTGCCCGGGAACGGTATCCGCTTCAACACAAACATCCATGTCACCTTGCCTGCAAGTGCGGCAGTGACTATTTTCTGCGGCTAATCATGCCAAGCAAATCACCTGCTCAACATCGGTTGATGGAGGCGGTAGCGCACAATCCTGCGTTCGCCAAAAAGACAGGTATCCCTCAAAAAGTCGGCAAAGAGTTTGCCAAGGCTGATAAAGGGAAAGAATTTAAAGGAGGCGGTTTGTATGAAAGCATTCATAAAAAACGCGAAAGAATCGCTGAAGGCTCTGGCGAAAAGATGCGCCGAGTGGGTAGTGAAGGTGCGCCAACGGCTAAAGCCTTCAAAGAATCAGCAAAAACCGCCAAATTAAAAGATGGCGGGCCAAGTCTTGCCGTTGGTCGAGGTGAAAAACTTTCGACAAAAGAAGGCGCAGGGCTTACGCAAAAGGGCCGAGACAAATACAATAGAGAGACTGGGAGCAAGTTAAAGGCTCCACAGCCTCAAGGCGGCGCTCGAAAGGACTCTTTTTGTGCCCGTATGAGTGGCGTTGTAGAACATTCAAAGGGGGACGCTCCACGCGCCAAGGCATCGCTGAAGCGGTGGGACTGCCCCGGTTGGTAAGGAACAAACATGGCGTATTCAGGAACCGTAGGTCAAACCGTCATCAATGTCCAAACATTGATCGATCACGGCGCTCGACGCTGTGGCAAGTTGGCCGAGGAGTTGACCTCTGAGCAGGTTCTGTCAGCACGCCAGTCTCTTTATTTCCTCTTGTCTGATCTAGGCAACCGAGGCATTCAATTCTGGACAATCACCAAGAAGATTATTGGCCTGACCCCTGACAAGTACATATACGACCTCCCAAAGGGTTCTATTGACCTCTGGAACACGCTATATCGCACGATGAGCCGTCCAAGCGGGTCATACACCACTTCTGCTGGCGGAACCGTTGCAAACGCGTATGACGGCGATGTAGACACCATTTGCACGCAGACATCGACCAACGGCAACATTGCGGTCAATTACGGCGTTTCAAACCCTGTCTACATTGGCTCGATTGGTTTGTTGCCTGCGTCCACTGGGACTTGGTCAATCATTTACGAATATTCGATTGACGGCATAACATGGAAGACTTTGGTTGACCTTGGCTCTGTTGCTGTTGTTGACAACGAGTGGATTTGGACTGACATCGTTGCAGGCCAGACTGTCTCCTACTATCGTTGCCGTGTCTATAACGGCACGACGCTTTCTGTTCGCGAGTTGTACTTTGGGAACAATTCGCTTGAGGTGCAGATGTCTTCGCTCAACCGCGACGACTACACCAACTTGCCAAACAAAGATTTCACGGCCAACCAACCATATCAGTATTGGTATAACCGCCAGATTCCAAACCCACAAATCTACATTTGGCCTGTGCCATCGACTGCTTTTGTGCAAATGGTTTGCTGGTACTCGCGCCAGATTGAAGATGTGGGCGCTTTGACTGACGAGTTGGAAATTCCACAGCGTTGGTATGAGGCTGTGCAAATGATGCTGGCTCACAAGATGAGCCTCGAACTGCCTCAAGTTGCAATGGATCGCATTGGCTATCTGGAGAAGATGGCCGAGAAGCACCTCTACATTGCAGAGCAAGAGGAGCGTGATCGCTCACCAATTTATTGGGCACCGAACATCTCGGTGTATACAGCGTAATGCCAATCTTCCTCGACACAACAGGACTGACTTCGATTGCCATCGGCGTATGTGACCGATGCAAGATGAAACGCGCCTTTGTGCAATTGGGGCCAGACCCCAACTTCCCCGGCTTGCGGGTGTGCGACCAAGGGTGCAGGGATCAATTTGACCCCTATCGCCTTGCCGCCCGTAAGACCGAGCGTATCAACCTGCGGTTTCCTCGTCCTGATGTACCTATCGGTGCTGGCGACAATTACCTGATGACTGGCAGTCAATCAATGGATGGCACAAGCCAGTTCCAGATTTCGACTGAGCAGAACACACAGACGCCAACATTGACAGGCAACAAAGACACGATTGCGCCGAACCCGCCCGACAATACGAGTACATAAATGTCAGCACAAGTCGCCATTACCCAACTCCCAACCGCTGGTGCCATAACAGGCACTGAGGCGGTTCCTATCGTCCAAAATGGCGTGACCGTGCAGACTACGACGGGCGCGATTGCCGCTTCGCCGTCGCAGACTTACACATACCTGACCGTCAACCAAACCCCTCAGTTGCCCAACAGTCGTTACTTTGGCGCAACCAATGGCTTGTCGATTACTGACGGTGGTGCGCAAGGACTCTTCAATATCAGCACCACAGGCGCTTTATTGTCTCTGGTGAACTCTGGTACTGGGTTCCAAGTAAAAACCTCTTCTACGGCCATTACAGGCCGTTCTATCGCTGTTACTGGCGTTGGGCTGGGAATTACCAACGGCGACGGCATTGCAGGCAACCCAACTATCGCTTTGGCAGGCCAAGTTTTGTCTTTGGCGAACCTTTCTGGCAATGGTTTAGTGACCGTCAACACGAGCGGGATCATCAATTCGACCAACATTCTGGGCACCGCAAACCAGATTTCGGTGGCAAATGGGGACGCTGTAAGCGGTGCGCCGACGGTTGCGCTGGCTAATAACGCGATATTGCCCGGTACCGCCTCGATGACCGTGCCTCTTGGCACTACTCTCCAACAGCCTCTTGGCTCTAATGGTCAATTCCGATTTAACACCACCACGCAGACCTTTGACGGTTATGCGGCTGGTACATGGCGACAGTTCTCTCTGTCTGGCGGTGTAACGACCTTCAGTGGCGGCTCTACTGGCCTGACACCAAACACCCCAACTGGTGGTGCTGTGACCCTCGCTGGCACGCTGATTGTGCCGAACGGTGGTACGGGCGCGACAAGTTTGCTTGGCTATGTCTACGGCAACGGCACGGCCTCCATGACGGCCTCGACCACCATTCCGACGACTGACTTGAGCGGTGTGATCACCAATGCTCAATTGCAAAACAGTTCTGTGACTTACAACGGCGTGACCGTTGCTCTGGGTTCTTCTGGCACGATTACGGCGACCGCATCAAATCCTTTGACAATTGGCACGGGTTTGACTGGCTCGTCCTACAACGGCTCCGCGCCCGTCACCATCACGATTGATTCCACTGTTGCCACCTTGACTGGTGCGCAGACGCTCACAAACAAAACGATGAGCGGTGCAAGCAACACCTTTACAAACATTCCAAACGGCGCGTTGGACAACAGCACCATCTCTGGTGTAACGCTGGGTTCCAACTTGTTTGCGTTGACCATCGGCACTGGCCTGACTGGAAGTTCGTATAACGGCTCTGGCGCTGTGACTGTTGCAATTGACTCGACCGTCGTGACATTGACAGGCACTCAGACACTGACTGGAAAGTCGATGTCTGGCTCAACCAACACATTTACAAACCTGCCAAACAGTGCGCTGACCAACAACTCGATCACGCTAGGCACAACCAATGTGGCGCTTGGCGGTACAAGCCTGACCCTTGGTGGATTGACTTCGGTTACGGTTACCCAAGACCCAGTAAGCAATTTCCAGTTGGCGACCAAGCAGTATGTTGATACCTTGGTTGCCTCTGGCATTCATTTCCACACGCCTGTTCGCGTCGAGTCTCCAACTCCGCTGAATGCGACCTACAACCAACCCGGGGGTGCTGGCGTTGGCGTAGGCGCAACATTGACCAATGCAGGCACCCAAGCCGCTTTGGTGATCGATGGCGTTACGGTCGCAGTCAATGACCGCGTGCTGATTTACACCCAAACAAACGCCACTCAAAACGGCGTCTATGTGGTGACTGATACAGGCTCTGTTTCAACAAACTGGATTCTGACGCGCTCGTCTGACACCGACACTTACGGTATTGTTGGCCCAACAACACTGAGCGAAGGCTCGACCTTCTTTGTTCAGCAAGGCACCACTGGCGCTGGTGAGACCTACACCTGCAATACGCAGGGTGTGATCGTCTTTGGTACGACCAACATCAATTTCGTGCAGATCAGTTCTACGCAGATTTATTCAGCAGGCACTGGTTTGACATTGGCTGGCACGCAGTTCAGCATCAGCAACACTGCGGTGACTGCTGGCGCATACGGCTCTGCATCATCTGTTGGCACATTTACTGTGAATGCTCAAGGTCAATTGACCTTGGCTGGAAACACTGCAATTGCCATCAACGGCAACCAGATTACTTCTGGCATTGTGGGTTCTGCGTACATCAGCGGCTCTTACACTGGCATCACAGGTGTTGGTACGCTGACCGTAGGCGCATGGAACGCTTCAACAATTGACGCAGGCTTTGGCGGTACAGGAATATCTACCTACACTGGTGGTGACTTGCTGTACGCCTCTGGCACCACAACTCTTGCCAAGTTGGGTATTGGCGCGGCCAACTATGTGCTGACCTCGTCTGGCACCGCTCCTCAGTATGTTGCTCAGTCAACCCTGTCTGTTGGCTCTGCGACAAATGCAACAAACGCAACGAATACCGCGATTACGGCTGACTCGACAAACGCAACAAATTACCTAACTTTTGTCAATGCTACTACTGGAAATCTGGGGCAATTGGTAAACTCATCAATAACTTGCAATCCATCGACTGGCAAATTAACAGGCGGGATCGCTGGAGGAACTTTCTAAATGGCACAAGCAGGCTATACACCAATTCAACTGTACTACAGCACCACTGCGAGTGCTGTGCCGACTGCTGGCAATCTTGCTGATGGCGAGTTGGCGCTCAACATCACTGACGGCAAGTTGTACTACAAAGACGGCGGCACGGTAAAACTGCTGGCCTCCAACGGCGGCTCAAGCCCTGTAACCTCGTTCCAGACTTCTTTGGGTGGTTTGACCCCATCCACGGCCACAACTGGCGTGGTGACCCTTGCAGGCACCTTGAACACCTCTTCTGGTGGTACGGGCCTGACTTCATACACCGCTGGTGATCTGTCCTACTATGCGACGGGCACCGCTCTGACCAAACTAGGCATTGGCTCTGCTGGTCAGATTTTGACTTCGACTGGTGCCGCTCCGCAGTGGTCTACGCTGTCTGGCGTGGCTGTGACGACTTTCTCTGCTGGCACAACTGGATTGACTCCTGCGTCAGCAACTTCTGGCGCAATTACTTTGGCTGGCACTTTGGTGGTGTCAAACGGTGGTACTGGGTTGACCAGTTTGACCGCTGGCTACATTCCTTTTGGTGCTGGTACTTCTGCCTTTGGTAACTCTGCAAACCTGTTCTGGGACTCTGCAAACAACCGATTTGGTGTTGGCACTTCGTCCCCTGCGGTGACGGTGTCAATTTCCGCAACTGATGCGATTTTGTTGCCTGTCGGAACGACTGGTCAGCGCCCAACTGGCGCGACTGGTTATCTGCGATTCAACACAACGACTGCCGCTTTTGAGGGCTACAACGGCACCTCTTGGACTTCTGTGGGTGGCGCGAATGTCACCAATGACACCACGACAGCGACGGCTCTGTATCCGCTCTTTGCAAATGTGACCACGGGCGCGGCGACCAATGTCTACACCTCAAACGCAAAACTGCTTTACACGCCTTCTACTGGCGAATTGCAGTCTGCTGAGTTGTATGCAAACAATGGGGTGCTTACCCATGCAAACCAAGTCTCTACAAGTTACACCGTTCCAACGAATGCAAATGTGATCACGGTTGGCCCTTGGACAGTTGCGTCTGGCGCTACTTTCACTCTGCCTTCTGGTAGCCGTCAAGTTCTTCTGTAAGGATAAAAAATGTCAACGATACGCGCAGGAACAACTACTACAACCGCCCTACAGACTACGGGCGACACAACTGGCAATATTGTTTTGCAACCAGATTCTGGTGTTGCAACTATCAGCGCGACTGGTGCTTTGACTATGCCTGTTGGAACAACCGCACAACGCCCTGCAAGCCCTGCGGTTGGTCAGCAAAGATGGAATTCAAGTTTAGGCTCAATGGAGGTCTATGACGGAACGGCTTGGGAGTCAATTCAGCCACTTACTTACACGGCTGAATATTTATTGGTTGCTGGGGGCGGTGGCGGTGGTTCATACGGTGGCGGTGGTGCAGGTGGTTATATAGCGAATTCTGAATCCCTAACAGCGGGACAGACAATAACCATCACCGTTGGCGCAGGAGGAGCGGCTAACACCAGTTACTCTACATCAGGCGCTGATGGTCAGTCCTCAGTTTATGGCGCTATATCCACAGTGGGTGGTGGTGGTGGCGCTCAAAATGCGTCTTCAGGTGGGGCAACGGGGCGTTCAGGCGGTTCTGGTGGTGGCGGCGGCTATGGAACAGCAGGCGGGGCAGGCACTGCTGGTCAAGGCAACGCTGGTGGCTCTGGCGCATTCAGCGACCCAAATTATAGCGGCGGTGGCGGCGGAGGCAAAAATGCTGTTGGTGCTAATGCATCTGCGGCAGTCGGTGGCAATGGCGGAGCAGGGTTGGCGTGGCTTGATGGCACAACATACGGCGGTGGTGGTGGCGGCGCGACTTGGCAAAGCAGTGCCACAAAAGGAACTGGTGGCGCTGGCGGCGGTGGTAATGGAGGCACTTGGGCAAGCGATTCAAGCGCTTCGGCTCAAGGTGGTTCCGCAGGGTCTGCTAACACAGGTGGTGGTGGCGGCGGTGGATACGCAGGAGGTTCTGGCGTCGTCATCATTCGTTATTCTGGCGCTCAAAGAGGTACAGGTGGCACTGTAACAACCTCTGGCGGTTACACCTACCACACCTTCACCTCTAGTGGCACATACACTGCTTAAAAGGAAAAGAACATGACATCAATCATCAAAGCAGATAACGGTGCAGTCTCTGGCGTAACAGGGATAACCACATCTGCTGACAATAGCGGAACATTAGAACTTCAAGCAACAAGCGGTCTCATTGACATGGACAACGCAACGGGTGCATTGTGGTTACCGTCTGGAACCACAGCACAGCGTCCTGCATCTCCTCAAAACGGGCAAATTCGTTACAACACAACCACAGGAACTCCTGAAGTTTATTTTGCAGGAAGTTGGGGTAATTTTGGAGCCACTTCTGCAACATCGGTAAATTATTTAATAGTTGCTGGCGGCGCTGGCGGCGGCGGTGGTAGAAGTGGTGATGGTGGAGGTGGAGGTGGAGGCGCTGGTGGTCTTTTGACTGGCTCAGTTGGCGTTACTGCTGGAACAACTTACACGGTCACTGTTGGTGCTGGCGGAACTGGTGGTTCAGGAGGTAGTTCGTCATCCTCCGCAACAGACGGAGGCAATTCTTTGTTTAGTGCTTTTGGCACTTCGTCTGTTGGTGGCGGTGCAGGCAGGAATCAAGATGGCACAAATGGAGCATCAGGAGGTTCTGGTGGAGGGGGCGCTGGCGGTGGTAGCCCACCCCCCGGTGGTGGTGGCTCTGGCACTTCTGGACAAGGAAGCGCTGGAGGTTCAGGAACAGGTTCGCCTAACTACGGTGGTGGCGGTGGTGGCGGCGCATCTGGTGGTGGTGGTAGTGCCTCTTCAAGTGGTAATGCTGGCTCTGGTGGAGCAGGAACTGCGTCCGCCCTCTCTGGTGCTTCAGTGACTTATGCTGGTGGTGGTGGTGGCGGCGTATTCCAGTCAGGAACTGCATCTCCGGGCGCTGGTGGCGCAGGTGGAGGTGGTGCAGGCGGTGCTTTTGGCGGTGGTGCTGGAGTTTCTGGCACTGCAAATACTGGCGGCGGCGGCGGTGGAGGAACTGGTTCTGGCGGAACAAATTACAGCGGTGGCAATGGCGGCTCTGGTGTTGTGATAATTTCATACCCCAGCACATTTACAGCCGCAGTTACAACAGGCTCTCCAACTATCACAACCTCTGGTGGAAATCGTATTTATGTTTTCACTGGTTCTGGTTCCATCTCTTTCTAATCTTTTCAAGGAGCAATCAACATGGCACATTTCGCAAAAGTAGTAGACGGCAAGGTATCGCAAGTTATCGTTGCTGAAAAAGAATTCTTTGACACCTTCGTGGACTCGTCCCCCGGGGAGTGGATTCAGACCTCATACAACACTCACGGTGGCGTTCACGCTAACGGTGGCACACCTCTGCGTAAAAACTACGCTGGTATCGGCTATACCTACGACCGCACTCGTGATGCGTTCATCCCTCCTCAACCCTTTGCATCTTGGACTCTTGATGACAACACTTGCTTGTGGAATGCACCAGTTGCAATGCCTACTGATGGCAAGCGTTACGCATGGGACGAGGCTACAACTGCTTGGGTTGAAGTGCCTGCACAATAATTAAAAAGGGGAAATTGCTATGGCAATTGTTTTAGACGGAACAACGGGCGAAGTATTCCCCTCATGGACTACTGCGGGTCGTCCTGCATCTCCATCAACAAGCCAGATGGGTTACAACACAACTCTTGGCGCAATGGAATATTGGAATGGGACTCTTTGGGCGTCATTTGGTGTATCCATTACACCTAGCGTTCAATCTTTAGTTATTGCAGGCGGTGGTGGAGGGGGAGGTTCTTCCCTTTCATACACCTGTGGAGGTGGAGGTGGTGCTGGTGGCTATCGCTCATCTGTTGTTGGAGAGTCTTCTGGCGGAGGGGCTTCTGCTGAAAGCACTCTTGCGGTTTCAGCAAATACTACATATACAGTAACTATTGGCGCTGGCGGTGCTGGCGCAGTAGGTACAGGAGCCGCATCGGCTGGCAGTAACTCTGTTTTTGGTTCTATTACATCTACTGGAGGTGGTTTTGGGGGTACAGCGGCTCCTACTGCAACACAAGCATCTTCAGGTGGCTCTGGCGGTGGCGCTCAATATTATGGCGCTGGAACAATTGGCTCTGGCACTGCTGGACAAGGCTACGCTGGTGGCACTGCTTTTGGCAATAGCAGTGGCGATGGCTCTGGTGGTGGCGGTGGTGCTGGTGCTGTAGGAGCAAATGGCGGTGATACTTTTGGGGGGAATGGCGGTGCTGGTGTTTCCTCATCAATTACTGGCTCTGCTGTAACCCGTGGCGGCGGCGGTGGCGGTGGAGTTTGGTTCACTGGTACAGGAGGAACTGGCGGTTCAGGCGGTGGCGGAAATGCTAGTGCGCCATCATCAAACGGTTCTGCTGGAACAGTAAACACTGGCGGTGGTGGTGGTGGTGGTAGCGCAAACAACACTGTTGATGTAAATGGTGGAGCAGGCGGTTCTGGCGTTGTAATTATTCGCTATTTAAGTTCTTATGCAGATGCAACAGCAACAACTGGTAGCCCAACATTTACAACCAGTAGTGGATACAAAATTTACACCTTTACCTCTTCTGGCACGATTACCTTCTAAGGATAAAAAATGGAAAAACTACAAATCTCCGCACAACTGCTTAATTCACTCATTGGCTATCTAGGCACTCGTCCCTACCAAGAAGTATTTCAATTGGTAGAAGCGTTGCAAGCGGAGGCAAAGAACCAGCCAGAGAAAGAGTCTGAGTAATGGCGGATGTTCACGAACTGGCCTCTGAAACGGACAAGCGGTTGAGCGTCCACGAGGCTATTTGCGCCCAGCGTTATGAGGGCATTCAGGGTCGCTTTGACGATGGCTCAAAACGCATGACCAAGATTGAGTACCTCTTGTATGGGGTGATTGTGTGCGTGCTGTTTGGCCCCGGGGTGGCTGGCGAACTCATTAAGAAGGTACTGGGGCTGTAATGGTTGATGTCACCAAAGCCATTGGAGCCGTTGCCGCTAGTGTTGCCGCACTAGGCGGCAGTTACACGCTTGCCGACAAGTTTGGCTTTTTTGACCGAGCAATCATTGAATGGTCGCCAGAGAATTTTAAAATTGTGGCAGAGGCTAACAAGCCAATCACTGTCACGGTTGCAAGAATAAAGAAGCGGGACGACTGCTCTGTCGAAAGTTTTACGCCAAGCATTCGTGATGCGGCAGGCATGGTGCATGAAGCGACCACCACCGCAAGCAAGTTTAGTGGCCCAGCAGGCCCAGAGATCGACACATTCACCTACGAACTTACGATGGTGAGAAAAGAAAAAATTGCTGAAGGCAAGGCAACTTTGCTGGCAACGATCAAATACAAATGCCCTGAAGGGGAGCGCGTTGTGCAGTATCCCCGTCATGCAAATCTGAGTTTTTATTTAAAAGGGTGATCATGGTTCCTATCGTTGCATCACTGCTTGGTACATTGGCTCAGAATGGTCTGGGCCTTTTGTCTTCTGCGATCCAAGCGAAGGGCAAAGAAGTCGTCGAGAATGCCCTTGGCGTAAAGATTTCCGACAACCCCTCTGACGCTGAAGTGTCCAAGTTGCGCCAACTGCAATACGACCACGAAGAGCGTCTGCTGGAGTTGGGTATTGAGAAGGCCCGTATTGAGCAAGAAGAGTTGGCCGCACTGCTCAAGGCGCAGGCAAACCAAGAAGACAATGTGTCCAAGCGTTGGCAGGCTGATATGTCTTCGGACTCTTGGATGTCGAAGAATATCCGCCCCGGCACCCTTGTCTACATCCTGACCGCTTACTTGCTCTTTGCGGGTCTCAGCGCCGCAGGCATTGAGGTCAATGAGGCGTATGTCAACCTGTTAGGCCAATGGGGTATGTTGGTGATGACCGCGTACTTTGGTGGCCGCACTGTCGAGAAGGTCATGGAAATGCGCAAAAAGGACAAAGAATGAGCCTGAGTGACGAACAAGCCGCATTCCTACTGGATGCCTGCAAACTGATCGTATACGCCACTGGCCTTGGTTTTAAGGTCACTGGTGGGGAGTTGGCCCGCACACCTGAACAGCAAGCCCTCCATGTCAAGGCTGGCCGCTCCAAGACCATGAATTCAATTCACCTGAAAAGGTGCGCCATCGACTTGAACTTTTTCAAGGATGGGCAGATAATCTGGAACAAAGAAACCCTTGCTCCGCTGGGCGCGTATTGGGAGAATATGCACCCCAAAAATCGTTGGGGTGGAAACTTCAAATCGCTGGTAGATTGCCCGCATTTTGAGCGCAATGTCGGATAAAAAGGAATAAGGCAATGACCACAACCGTTGTGATGACCTATGACAGTTTGGTGGCCGACATCCAGTCTTATCTGGAGCGTAACGACACACAGACACTTGATAAGATTCCGACCTTCATTATGTTGGCGGAACAGGTTATTGCCAGCCAGATTAAGTTCTTGGGCAACCTGACTGTGAATACCTCGACAATGGTTCTGGGTGATCCAGTGATTTCAAAGCCAGCCCGCTGGCACAAAACGGTCTCCATGAACATCACCATCGCTGGTGAGCGCCAGCCAGTATTGCTCCGCACCTACGAGTATTGCCGAGAGTATTGGCCTAGCACCACAGCAACTGATGTCCCCAAGTATTACGCTGACTACGACTACACGCACTGGCTGGTTTCTCCCACGCCTAATGCGGCGTATAACTACGAAATTTTGTACTACGAGCGCAACCAGCCTTTGGACTCTACAAACCAAACCAACTGGTTCACCGTGTACGCCCCGCAAGCCCTTTTGTACGGTTCTTTGTTGCAGGCTATGCCGTTCCTCAAGAACGACGAGCGCACCCCTATGTGGCAACAGCAATATGATTTGATCATTGCAACGCTGAAGACAGAGAACATTCAGCGTATTGGAGACCGTCAAGCCGCAGTATTGGATACCTGACCATGAGTTTTATCTCACCATTTACTGGGGATGTAATCCAGCCAACGGATGTCTCGTATCGAGCCGTCACGCTTACCGCCAATACGCAACTGAACTGGCCTTCAAACAGCCAGACAAACTCAGACTTTGCGGCACGCATTATGAATGTTCAGGCCACATCTGCTGGCCTTAATCTTTATATGCCACCTGCAAATCAGACCTCTGTGGGTACTGATGCGCTGATACGAAATGTTGGCGCAGTGGCGTTTACTGTCAAGACCTTTGGCGGCAACGGCACGATTGTCTCGATCCCTGCGGGTCAAGCCCAGTACATCTACATCACTGACAACCCTGATGTGTATGGCACATGGGGCGTGATTGCTTTTGGTATTGGCTCCTCAAGTTCTGATGCCAACGCCTTGGCTGGCTTGGGATTGATTGCAATCTCCACGACGCTGAACCAAAGCCATCCATCGCAAAGCATCACAAACGGCTACACCTACCTTGCTGGCGACCGCGCCCAAACCAAGGTGTGGTCTAGTGGCTCTGGCACATCTACCTTGCCTTTGGCTACTTCGCTTGGCAATAACTGGTTTACGCTATTTAAGAACAACGGCTCTGGCACGATGACGATTTCCACCACTGGTGGCGATTTGCTTGATGGCCTAGTCTCAAAAACATTCCAGCCTAACGAATCGGCCTTCTTGGTTTGTACTGGCACAGAGTATGTGACCATTGGCTATGGCGTGAACTCCTCGTTTGCGTTTACTGCTTTGGTCAAGCCTGTGACTGGCGGAACCTACACTTTGACGACCAACGAGGCGCAGAACACCATTCAGGAGTATGTGGGCAATCTGGTGGCAAATGTGATTGCCGTCTACCCGCAGGTGGTGACGCTGTATGTGATCTCCAACCAGACGGTGGACAACGGCTTCACGCTGACGGTGAAGACAAGCGCGGCTGGTGGCAACACGGTGGTGATCCCCCCGGGGCAACAGGCCACGCTCGTCTGCGATGGAACCAACTTCTTCAACGCCAACACCGTGCAGGCAGGTGCAACCTCTCTGAACTTGGTGAACGGCACGGTGACCACGCCTGCGATTAACTTTGCGGCAGAAACAAACACTGGTATCTGGCGCAACGGCGCTGGTGAGTTTGATATTGCCGTTTTGGGTGTGAACCGATTTGCACTGACGGCCACGGGCCTCAACATTGCAGGTGTCGGCAACTTCACTGGCGGCGTCAAAGGGGGCACATTCCCATGACCAAAAAAGTTTTTGCCCTTGATAGCCAACCCGGCATCCAGCGCGACGGCACCCAGTTTGACAAAACCTTCTACAGCGATGGCCGCTGGGTTCGCTTCCAGCGTGGACGCCCTCGCAAGATTGCAGGCTACAAAGAGATTGTGGACGACTTGGCTGGCCCATCTCGCGGCATCTATGTGTTGCCTGAGAACGCCTACACCTACATCTACAACGGCTACTCCGATGGTGTGCAGGTGCTACCTATCAACAATGTGGGTATCGGTACTGGCATCACTGACTTCACGCTGACAAACTTCACGCCAAACCAATACAACTTGTGGCAGTTTGATTCGCTGTTTGACTCCCAAGGTAGTGGCAATGAGTTGTTGATTGGGCACCCGGGGCAGAACCTGCTCTACATCGACAGCAATGTAAACACCCCTGTTTTAGGTGGCGATACGCTTGGCACCACCATGTCTTCGATTGGTGTGTTCACGGCCACAGCAACCACAATTAACACCAACACAACCATCACCCTGTCTGCCGCCAATGCTTTGGTTGGCGCAGGTCAAACCGTGACTGGGGCTGGCATTCCTCCCAATACAACCGTGGTGTCTGTCAGCACAACTAGCGTGGTGATTTCAAATCCTGCGACTGCCAGCGCAACCGTGACCGTGACCTTTGACAACAATGTGTCTGTCTCTGGTGGCGCTGTGGTGTTGCACCCTTATGTGTTTGTGTATGGCAACAATGGCCTGATCAGAAACTGCGCCGCAGGAGACCCTGCTAATTGGGTGTCTGCTGATTCAAACGAGACCAATGTGGCCTCCACAAAGGTCGTCAAGGGTTTGCCTGTTCGAGGCGGCTCGAACGCTCCTTCTGGATTGTTCTGGTCTTTGGATTCTTTGATCCGCGTTTCGTATACGCCAACCACCGTGACGGTTGCGGGTTCGCCCCAAACCTTCTACTGGCGGTATGACTTGATTTCAAGCCAGTCTTCTATCCTGTCAAGCCAGTCTGTGATTGAGTATGACGGTATCTACTACTGGTGCGGTGTTGACCGCTTCTTGCTGTACAACGGTGTGGTCAAAGAAATTCCAAACACATTCAACCAAAACTACTTTTTTGACAACCTGAACTACGACCAGCGTCAAAAAGTGTACGCCACCAAGGTTCCTCGCTTTGGCGAAATCTGGTGGTTTTACCCAAGCGGTTCCTCAACTGAATGCAACGACTGCATCATCTACAACATCCGCGAGAACTGCTGGTATGACTCTGGCACAGCCTTGGGCGCACGCCGCTCTGCTGGATACTTCTCGCAGGTGTTCCACTACCCAATCAATGCTGGCTGGGAAATCAATGTGGCTGGTGGCGTGAATGCCTATTCTTATGTTGGCGGTACGCTGTACACCAATGGCACATATTTGGCCCAGCCCCTGACGGGCGGGGCGGGAACTGGCGCAACTGCTGACCTTGTGGTGGCTGGCGGTATTGTGACCAGCGTAACCATTGTGAACCGTGGCTCTGGGTATGTGGTTGGCAACACATTGTCTGCGGCATTGCCTGTTGGCTCTGGTTTTTTGTTGACCGTTAACACCCTGATGAACTTCACCAGTTTGTGGCAACACGAGATTGGTGTTGACGCTGTACAGGGGCTGGCCTCCTTGGCGATTGAGTCTTACTTTGAGACCAACGACCTTGGCTGGGTGTCTGGTGGCCCGTCGCAAAACTCCCCAGTGGGCGACAACCGCTGGCTCAGACTTGAGCGTATTGAGCCTGATTTTATTCAGTCTGGACAGATGAGTGTGGTGGTGACGGGTAAGCCTTTTGCCCAAGGAACAGACCAAGAGAGCGCGGCATTCACATTCAACCCAGACACAAGCAAGATTGACATGAGAGAGCAACGCAGGGAGTTGCGCTTGCGCTTTACCTCAAATACAGCAGGTGGCGATTACCAGACTGGCAAGGTGATCTTGAATGCGGATGTTGGTGATGTGAGGCCGTACTAATGGCACTTGCTGTCATCTACGATCCTCGCTTTCACACATTCCAGTCATGGGCGTGTTTGATGTGCGAGGCGTATGCTGGACAGCAGTTGGCTATACCAAACGAGCGAACAGATTGGAAGGAATGGGCCTCTGGTTTAAAGGCAATAGATGTGTTCACAAACGAGGGCATCCCGGGGCCGTACATTTATGATGACTGGAAAGACTGGGCGCAAGCCCTGATCGGAGCAGTCAACCAACCAACAGAAGGCCCAGACCAATGATAGAGTTCATCGAAATTTTCAACCATGTAGCCAAGGTCGCCCGACCCGCTCACGCCAAAGTCGCCATTGCAGATTCAATGGCAGACGCCTTCCAAGACATCGGCTTGGACAGTCTTGATGGTTTGGTGATGTTGATGTACTTCGATGATCTTTATGGAATTGAGGACGCAGTCAGCAAGGAGTGGGCACCCACCTCTGTGCAGGAGTTGCACGACCTTGTGATGGCGAACAAAACCAAAGAGCCTGCCTCGATGGAAGAAGTGGTCGAGGTGTGCAAATGATCTACCTCACACACTACCGCACCGCCTCCACGACCAATGTCGAGTTGTTCGACGACATCATCTACCCCCAGAAAGTCAACTGGTTCCCTGAGACCTACAACCGAGTCAAGTCTGGCTTGGTCTATGTCCCCCACAAATTGGCCGAGAAGGTGCTTGACCCTGAGTTGCTGACCTACCTGCGTGAGAACCCAGTTGGCAAGACAGCCTTCATCTTGGCCGCAGGCAATGCGCACTTTGCTGGCATCGGCCAGCGTCCCTACGACTCTCGCCTGACCTACACCTACAAATTCCTGCCATTCACCCTGACGCAGGTCTACGCTGGCAGGATTGCCCAGTCCTGCGGCGACATGGATATGGTGACCACCGACTCTTCGGCCTGCGCCTCCAGCCTCAAAGTAATGATGGATGTGGTCAACCTGATCGACTTCTACGACTATGACCGCGTCATTGTGCTGACGGTGGAGGATGGTGTCTCCAACGCCGTGCTGGAGTTCTTTGGCGACTCCAAGGCCGTACTGACCCAAAAGCAAGAGGACACAGGCATAAAGCCATCCGCTTTTGACTCGGTAAACGCTGGGTTTAGGGTTGGTCAGGGAGCCGCGTTTGCGGTGTTTGAGTCTGAGAGCGCCGTTTCCCGCCAGAGAATTACCCCGCACGCCCTGTTAATAGGTGCCTACAACGCGTCAGAACGCTCTACAAACGCCATTGGGCAGTGTGAGGATGGTGAGGGCTTCAAAAAGGTTATTGAGGGCGTATTGCACTATTCCCATACAAGGGCAGATGAGATTAAAATTGTCAAAACCCACGGAACTGGAACAGCGTCCAACAACAAGGCCGAAAAGAGCGCCTTGAACCAAACGCTACAAGGCTTCATTGCGACCTCGTATAAGCAAAAGATTGGTCATACGATGGGTAGCAGTGGACTCCTTGAAACTTTATTGTTGTTGGGCGACATCAAGTCGGGATTTGTGCCAGCGATTGAGAACCGAACTGAAACCGATTCGGTATTCCTTTCGGAATCGACAAGTCCCCCTGATGGTTTGATAATGAGTCTGGCGGCTGGGATGGGCAACATCTATTCCGCCGCAATATTTAAGGGGTTGTGATGCTGACCGATAGCAAAAAGAAGGAACTTAGTGTTGAGGCAGTCTTGATGATTGCGGCACAGCAGACGAAGTCTAAGTATTCTGCCGAACAAGTCTATGCATCTCTCGTAAAAGAGATGAACATGGAGGGCACAAGTGTCTATCGCCAAGGCAACACCATTTTCCTTATGCACCACGCCAAGGGGCGCGTCGGAGTTTTCCGCGCCCTGAATGCTGACACTGCCAGAAACTATCTGGACAATTCTTACATATTCATTCAAGACGCATACAAGATGGGTTTTGACATTCTTGTGAGCGATTTTGAAGACCCGACGATTATGAATATTTTCAAGGGCATTTCAAGAAACCCTCCACAAGAGGGCATGGGCTATCGCGCTGAGAAAACCCAAAAAGGTTTTCGCGTGACGGTCAAGTTGGGGCCAGCGCGGCCTGATAAGGAATAAAAATGAGCGCAGTTGTTGAAGCAATTGGTGACGCAATTGGCGATGTATTTGAAGCCGTTGGCGATGTCGTAGAGGATGTTGTTGATGTCGTCGGTGATGTCGTTGAGTTTGTTGGCGACACCGTTCAGGCAGTCCTTGACGATCCTCTGCCAATGCTTTTGCAAATTGCTGGCGCGGCTGTTGGCATCCCGCCTTTTATCACCTCTGCTGTAGTTACTACGGCGCGTGGTGGCGACCTTATGGATGCCGTCTTGTCGGCTGGAACTTCGTATCTTGCGCCTATGGTTGTTGGCCCAGTTGCGGGGACTCTTTCTGAGTCTTTTATTGAGGCAGGTGTAAATACTTCTGTTGCTGGTGTTGTTGCCAACTCTGTTGGATCAGGTCTAGTTGCTGGAACGGTTGCAGAGATAAAAGGCGGAGATTTTGTTGATGGATTTACTGGTGGCTTAACTGGTGGCCTTGTCAGCGGCGGCGTAACAGCACTGACCAACATTGTTTCTGACACAGTCTTAGCCACTGCAACCGATGCCATCAATTCTGTTGGCACCACAAACAACACTGATTTTGTGGCTGGCTTTGACTCTAGCGTAACTTCTACAGACACCACAACAGTCGGTAACACTTTCACCTCTACTGTTTCCACTTTTGACTCTGTTGACACAAGTGGCACAACAATTACAACAGGCGCAACTGACACAAGTGGCACGACCACAACTGGCACCACTGGGAACATAGATTTAAGTACAGACAACGGCGCTGGCATAACATCGAATATTGTTTCTGAAGTTACTGTTTCTGGTATAGGCGTTGACAACACTGGCGTTGACAGCACATTTACTGGCACCACTGACACCACTGGCACTGACACCACTGGAACGGTTGACACCACGGGCACTACAGATACCACTGGTACTGTTGATACTTCTGGCACAACAAATACTACTGACACCACTGGCGGAACAAATGTTGTTGACACAACCCTAAACAACACTGGCACAACAACTGGAACGACACTTACTGGCACAGGCGGCACAGACAGTGTTACTGATTCAGTCTTGAACAGCGGTAGCACAACAGATTCAACGGTTATAGGTGATTCTGGTGGTCTGGATAGTGTTGCTGACATTATTCAAAGCCTTACTACTGGTGCAGGCGACACAACATTAGACACAACACTTGACACGACATTAGACTCAACGCTTGACACGACGCTTGACACAACAGGCGACACAGCACTTGACACAACTAGCGACACTACTTTAGGTGGACTGAGTACGCTCAACACCGAGTTGACTGGTGGATCAGATATTGTTTCCACAGACACTGGCGATGATGTCGTTGGTGGCTTGACCTCAGTATCAGGCGATGGTGGTGATAAAACGGTTGTCGTTAGAGATGATGATGTTGCAACCGTCGTTACAGATAAGACGGGCAACGATGTTGTTGTTCGTACTGGCGATGTTGTTGCCGATACGGGTGACACTTTGGATTCAACAGACACCGTTGGTGGATTGACGCAAGTACAGTCTGGCAACAACAACCTGAATGTGGACTCTGCCGCAGACGCTACAACAACAGGCGGCTTAAACCAAGCCACTGGCGCAAAAGATGATGTGTTTGGAAAAATTGTAAAAGGTGCAGTGACCAAGGCGGTGACTGGTGCCCTTAAAAATCAAATCAAGGGTGGCATCAATAAAGCACTTGGCGTTAAGACTGCCAAGTCTCCATCAATTGGTAAAAAGTTGGTGGGTAATATTGCATCTCAATTTGGACAAAAAGTTGCGCCAAAAGCAATGGACATATCAAAATTGATTCGAGTTCCAAGCACAAAGAAAACGGCTCCGCTCAAAGCGAATGTGAGCAAGTTGACACCAGTCGCCAATATATCTGGGTTGTCAACTCTGATTAAAGGTAAAGGATAAGCATCATGGCAATTTTAGAAAAACGCAGAGCAGTTAATCAATTGCCTCGGTTTCAAAGGTATCAGGACACCCGCGCTGGTGACCGTGCCGCCGCGTTGCGTGGTGAGACCCCAATCACTTCTGCAATCCGCCAACTTGCTGGCACGAGCGGTTATGGCCCAATGGGCGAGTCCGAAGGCTTCAACCCAATGGGTGGTGGCATGGGTGGCCGTGGCGGCGCTGGAGGCGTTGGCCCTGTGGCTGGTGGTGCTGGCCCTATAGGCGGTGCAGGCAAGGGCACAGTCGATAAATTTGGCAACATGGCAGGTCAGCCTAAGACCGCTGTTACATCGGCTCTGAAAGGCTCTACAGCCGCTGGAAAGACTACTGGTGCTACGGCTGGGAAGGTTGCAGGAACTACTGCGGCTAACACAACCTCGAAAATGCCTAGCCTGACTTCCAAGACCGCTGGCACTACTGGCAAGACTTTGACCTCCACTGGTACTGGCGCGGCAAAAGTTACTGGCGTAAAGACGCCCATAACTACTGGCACAAAAACAACTGGCTCTAATGTTGGCAGTAAATTGACCAGCGCGTTGGCTGGTGCCGCTCTTGGCGCTGGAACCAAGTTGGCAATTGACAAGTTGACTGGTGCAAAAACTACAAAGGCTGTAGACACTACGAAAGCAGGCACAAAAGGTGTTGTTGATACAACCAAGGTTGGCACCAAGGGAGTTGTTGATACTTCTAAGAAAGTTGTTGATACTGCCAAGAAAGTTGTTGACACCACTGGCGCAAAGAAAGTCATTGACACTACTGGTGCAAAAAAAGTTATTGATACTACTGGCGCAAAGAAAGTTGTTGACACAACTAAAACTGGCACAAAAACAACCGTTCCAACTTCTGTTGTTAAAGGCACGGGTACAACCAAAACAACCAGCCCTACTTCTGTAATTAAGAAAACTGGTTCCAATGTTGGTACGCCCCCATTTGTTCCTAAAGGTTCAACTGCCGCTACCAAAACCACAAAGACTGGTTCAAAATCTACTGCTCCTGCAACAAAGGGAGCCGCTGGCGCTGTTGCGGCAAAGACTGCCGCTGACATCAAAGCAGAAAACCCTGAGTTGACAGAAGAGGAAGTTCAAGCAGAACTGGATCGAATTAAGGCCGAAGAGGAATCATTAGGCATTCCAGAGGGTGCTGAACAAAACGAAGACGGCACTTACTCTGTCACTGAAGATGGCATGGTCACAACCTATGACGCCGATGGAAACATCGTCAGCATGGAGGCGGCTGAAGGTGAGACCGAAGGTGATGAAGACGGCACAGAAGACGACAGCACGACAACGCAAGTCTTGGACGACGGCACTGTGGTTACGCTCGACGCAAATGGTGATGTTGTTTCCTACACCGACGAAGATGGTTCTGTATACGACGCTGACGGCAATGAGATAACCGAAGGCGGCGGAGATTTAGATGCTGGGGGTAATACCACCGAGACATTGGAAGACGGCACAGAAATCACATACGACGCAAGCGGCGACATTGTTTCCTACACCGACACTGATGGTGTTACATACGACGGTGACGGCGAGGTCATTGATGGATCAGACACGCTTGTAACTGGCGACGAAGAAGCCGAAGAAGAGGCGGCATACGAAGGCTTGTACTCTGACGACGAAGGAAATCTGTACGACGCTGACGGCAACCTTGTTGAATACGCTGACGGCACCCTTGTTAGTGATGAAGAGGTAATTGAAGACGAGGTGGTTTACACCGACGAAGATGGCAATACCTATGATGAAAACGGCGAAATAATTGATTATGCTGATGGGTATGTTGCCGAAGATGAATACGAAGATGGCTACACCGCCGAAGATGAGTATGCGGCTGAAGACGAATACTCTGCTGAAGATGAGTATTCCTATGAAGACGACTACTCATACGACGACATTGATTACGGTGAGAAAAAGGGCGGCTTGATTCATATGCAAGAAGGCGGCGATCCATCGGAAGAGGATGATGGCGAACCAGTCGAGGAAGAAGAGAACGAAGACGGCACTATCACGCAATACTTTGATGATGGCTCCTCTATTACCTACGACGCAGACGGTGAAGTTGTTGAGGTGACAGAAGCCACAGAGGATGAAGAGGCCCCAGCGTTTGCTACTCGCGGAATTACCGTTGGCGCAAATGGTCAGCGATATGAAAACCCATTGACTGCCGCTGAGTATCAGGACGAAAGTCGATTGACTGGCGCTGACCCAACTCGTTTGCAGTCATTCCTTGATGACATCCCAAGAACCAGTGCGGTGATTGGTGGTGACTCTGATGCGACCACTACTACACCACCAGAAGGCTGGCCTGAAGGTTTTGTTGACAACGGTGACGGCACGGCCACTTATGTGGACGATGACGGTAGCACCTTGACCATTGACGCCGACAGCAACATCGTGTTTGTAACTGATGCAAACGGCGATGTCGTTGCACAAGACAACGAGCCAGTGACAACTGGCGGCTTAACTCAAGCAGGTCAAGGCAATCGCCAATACTTTGATGACGGCTCTAGCATCGAGACATTTGATGACGGTTCAACCGTGACATATGACTCTGACGGCAATGTGTTCAGGGCTACTGACGCATACGAAACAACATACGACGATGAAGGCAACGCTATCGTGACTGATGGCTTTGGCAACATTGTGAATGTCTACGACCCTCAAGGCAATGTGATTCCTTTGGGTGGTGGTCGCGTAACTGGCCCCACGCAAGTGACTGGCGCTGGTGGTACGGGTGCGGTTGGTATCGATAACGAAACACCTGTCCAGCGAAGAATTCAAGAGCAACAAGAAGAAAGAAGCACCAAGAGCGCAATTGATAACCTGCTTGCAGGTTTGAACACCTACGGTGGCGCAGGTGCGGCTGGCGCTGTTCTTGGTGCATTGCTGAGTGACTCCGACCTGTTTGGCGGTGGTGGCGGTGGAGGCTCTAATTTTGATATGACTGGCGTTGGCTCAATCGATCCACGCACCACCGACTTTGGCATTGGCCCAGCACGCTATGTCGGTTACGACGAGTACGGTACGCCAGAGCAGATGCCTGAACTCTATGGTCAAGAGTTGTATCAGAACTTGAACGCCCCCGGCTTCAACGAGGTGAACCCCGGGGACTACGCACGCTACGACGCCCAAGATTCTGGTCTTGATCAGTTTATCGAAGGCGATGCGGAAGACCAAGCAATGGCCGACGAAGGTCAGGGCATGGCTGAAGGCGGTATGCCACAAGGCGGCTTGGGCCAGACATCGCCCCAGACTTACTACACCTTTGGCACACCTGTTGACCCCTTGCAGAACTTGCGCAACCCTGCGCCGTTCCAGCAACAGCCACAGCAACCACAGATGGCCCCTCAACAGCAAATGCCACAACAGCAGATGCCACAGCAACAGGGAATGCCGCCGCAGGGAATGCCACAGATGGCTCCCCCACAACAAATGCCTATGGGTATGCAACCCCAAGGTATGAAGAGCGGTGGCCTGCCTGCTTGGTCAAATGTGCCAATCACGCAAGGTCGCTTGAACTTCCGCCAAGGCGCGGCTGTCCACGGCGCTGGTGACGGCCAGTCTGACGACATCCCTGCAATGCTGGCTGACGGCGAGTATGTGATCGACGCTGAGACCGTAGCGCAAATTGGCAACGGCTCTACAAAAGCAGGCGCACAGGCTTTGGATAAATTCAGGGAAAATATCAGAATGCATAAGCGGTCTGCTCCTGTGAACAAAATTCCGCCCAAGACTAAGGCGCTTACTTCCTACTTGAAAGGAGCCAGATAATGGCTGGACTGTTTCAGGGTGATCCCCTACCAGATGTAACGACGACGACGCAGACGCAAGCGACCGCGCCAGAGTTCTATACCAACTACCTTCAAGACATTGCCAACCTTGGTCAGAACGCCGTCCAGCAAGGCGGTGTGGCTGGGTTCAGCCCACTGCAACAGCAAGCCTTCCAGATGGTGCCTGATGTGGCATTCTCTGGCGCTGGCTCGATGGGCGCGGCATCCCAGTTAATGGGTCAGGCTGGTACGACCACCATGCCTGATGTGGTGGCTGACTACATGAACCCCTACACCAGAGGTGTGGTGGATGAGATGGGTCGCCTGCAACAACGAAGCATTCAAGAAAACATTTTGCCAAACCTAAATGCGGCGGCTGTTGGCTCTGGTCAGTTTGGATCGCGCCGTCAAGCGCAGGTGACTGGTCAGTCGTTGCGTGACCTTCAGTCTGATTTGATGGGCAAGCAGATGCAAGCCCTTCAGTCTGGCTATACAGAGGCTGGCAAGTTTGCACAGCAAGACCTGACTCGCGCCCTACAGGCTGGTCAGGGTTTTGAGAATTTGGGACAGGCACAGCAAGGCTTGGGTTTGTCTGGCCTCAAAGCGATGAGCGAGTATGGTGGTCAGCAACAGGCTCTCGGCCAGAAAATGCTTGACTACCCAATGGCGCAGGCGCAGGCGTTCTCTCAGTTGATGAAGCAGTACCAAGTCCCCG